CGCGGCGTTAGACGTTTCTCCGCCCCCGCCGCGCCCCTTCTAGGACCGTGGATGTAGCGTTTTTGGTACATAGCACCAATGGCTATTGGTACTATGGTGCCATGAATGGTACTATGGTGCCATGATAAGAGAGACGAAAGCATACGACTGTACGTGTGAGAAATGCGGGTACACGTGGTTTAGTCCGACGATCCCTCCCAGGTGTTCAGGATGTAAAAGCCGGAAGTGGAACGAGAGCGCGAAGCCGGAGAAAATGATTATTGCGAGACCGAGCGAGAAACCGAGCGCGAGAGAGATTGAGAAGCAGTGCGAGATCGAGAGTCCGAAGCCGGCAGAGGAGCTTTGCAGGTGCGGTGGGAATCTGGCAGTTTTGAACGGTGCGCGGCGTTGCGTGAAGTGCTGGAGAGTGGCCCCTTGAACCTCTGGCGGTTTTGGGGGATAGTTAGGGAGTGGAGGCGTTATGGACATAATCTTTGCAGCGGTAATCATGGTCATAGCGGCGCATTATGGGAAGCCGGCTTGTGACCGTTGGCAGGCGCAACGCGCAATGGGTCGGAGACTCCGGCAGGTGGTAGCGGACAGGCCGGAATGGAACGAACACGAAAACGGAGACTATGACGGCTTGGGTTGTTTTCGTGGGATGATGGCCGCATTGTTGTTTTATGCGGTAGTGGCCGGGGTGATCCTGGCCGTGCTTTATCTTTAACGGCTGGCCGGAAGGCTGGCGGAGGGTGCAATAATGGGGAAGTCAAAAGAGTATCAAGGGCGTCGCAGTTGGAACGCTTGGAATGTCTCGCTGTGGATCAACAATGACGAACCGCTCTATCGCCGCGCTGTAGACCTCGTGTTGAGGTATGGACGCGGCAGGGCATCGCGCAAGCTGGCGGCAGAGCTAACCGGACAGAAGACACCAGACGGAGCAAAGTATAACCAGACCTGCATATGGGAAGCAATGGACGGAATTACCCAGTAGAGCGCGAGTGCGAGAGATCGGCCAGGGCTTCGGCTCTGGCCTTTTTCTGGCCTAAAAGCCGCTGTAGGAGCCTCTGAGACGCATCGGCGCCGGGTTCCGCAGCCCGTAGCATGGCAGAAATGAGGGGTATTGAAGTCTTAGCGGCTTTGGCCGATAGTAGGGACATTGGAGGGAAACACCATGGGGCACACAATCACTTTCGCAATGGATGAGGAAACGCGGCTGGCTCGGTTCATCGCTCAACTGGTGCGGGAAGGTATCGTCTACACCGTGCGGCAGGACGCGCACAGCTACGAAGTGACGATCACGGGCGGCTACTAATGGCCCGCCGCAAGTCGCAGCCGGTAGAGTCTCACATCTTCGACGGCATGGAAGCGGCAGTAGAGGAGCAAGCGCAATCCGCGGCAGAGTACAGCGGCGAAGAGCTAACCAAACGGCTGATCGAACCTCGGCCAGCCATAGACGGAAGAACGGGGAAGATGGAAAGGGAATCTCCTCTATTCTTCGGAACCATTCACCCGACATTGTTTTGACCTCTGGAGGGTCGCACCATGAACCTGAGAATCTTTGAAGTATCACCTGTGGACAGGCAGGACTACGCACACACAACCCAGGTAGTAAACCGCATCATTGACGAAGTCGCCGGCACGATCAGGACAAACGGAATACAGGAACTTGACCACGAGCAGCGCGGCGGCATGAGCACCTACCTGTATGTAGTCGATTGCCTGGTAGCGACAGCCTACAACGTTTGCCGCGCCCTGCCAGGGTTCGCGCTGAGCTATGGAGAGTTTCACGCCAGGGCGACGGCAAAGCCGCAGCCTACAGAGGCAGACCGTGGAGCCGCAAGGGGAGTAATAGCGGAGATGGAGCACGGGCCCGCAGCGAAGCCGGAAGCACAGGCACTGCTCAGTGCGGCGCGGTCAACGCAAGACCTGTATTGGTCAGCACTCCGCAACCTTGAAGCGTTCTTGGAGATTGAGATAGACGGCACCAAGGACTTGAGGGAGACGGACATCGACGGCCTGCTGGATGCCTTCGACGCGCACACCACACAGGCAGACGAGGATAAGGCAGCGGAGACACTCGCCCGGTAGTCTTTCCAAACTTTGGAATCTAGCCCCCGGCTTCGGCTGGGGGCTTTTCATGCTCCAAACGGCCTCGCCAGCGCCCCGTACAGCCCTCGCAAGGCAACTGGGCATACTACCCTATGGCAGTTTCGCCCAGCTACAGGCACCCGGCAGGGACGGCCACGGCGACTCGATCTACCGGCAAAGCCGCCAGCCCCGCAGGGCAAGGGAGACAAGGCTTATAGGGGAGAGACAGCACACAGGGAAGGCAAGACACTCGGCAAGGGAAGGAACGCGGCACCGCAGTACCAGGCACCAGACAGGCAAGGCATCAGACGGCACAGCACCCGGCCACGCTCTGACCATCCAGCACATACCAGACCCGGCAACCATCGACTCGCTGACCATCCGGCCCGGTCCTATCCTGCTACCTTGACGGCTTGCCCCCGGCCCCCGCTCCGCAGCCCCGGCCAGCCGCAGCCCTGCACGGCCAGCAGCCCACCACCACGCAGCCACGACGCAACGGACCCAAACCAAGGGGTACGGGGGGCATCAGGGACGCGACGCGACTAGTCCAGCGAAGAAATATTCAAGATTCTAAAAGTGGAAATGATGTACGCAGTTTTTGAATAAAGTTTGCGAAGAAAAAAGGAAAAATGGGGAGTGTGTGGATTGACGATGTAGGCAATGTGTAGTAGGGTGATGATATAGGCAGAAAGAGAGGAATGAAAAAAATGATCGCAATTACATTTCAACGTGGTTCGTTAAGCGCGAAGGCGAAAGAGAATATCAGAGCCGACGCAAACAAGTCTGGACATGGTGTTGTGTTCATCGAGTACGCACCGAACCAACCGATGCCCGCGATAATGCCGATAGGTGAAGTCGTAAAAGAGGGCACGTAGGGCGCGACGACGCCCGCTGGCGCGGGCTGGCGGTTTTGAAATCAGATTGGAGGATCAAATGAAAATAATCTTCGCACCAAAAGAGACAGTAGAGTGGGTTTGGGATCATCTACAACCACAACAGCGGTTTTTCGGAGAGATAGGCTCGCGGAGCGTGAAGTTGCCCTGGGAAGATGCTGTGCTTGTTCCTATCGAGTCTGTCATCGAATTCGGAAAGATAGAGAAGGTGTCAGCAGAGACGACACTGAAACAATTCCGCGAGATGATCGACAAGCAGGTATACCAAAAATTAGAACTCAAGCCGGCCGAGTAACGCTGGCGGTTTTGGGGCGGCTCTGGAGGGCGAATGAAGATTCAGTTGGAGTTGGAAGACTTTCGGTTCTGCTCGACAAGTGGGGACTTGGGAAACGAGCGATGGCTAATGCTTGAGTTGGCCGGGAAGAAGTTCTTCGTGCGGCGAGTGATCCACCAGTACGACCAACATCGCAAAGATGCGATGGAGGCAATCGACAAACTGTTGGTTGACCACATGCAATTGATGTTGGAAAGCATACTGTTGACCGGAGCCGCTTCCGTGCCGGACGGGGAAATTGTGATGCGGTGCGCGAGTGGCGAACTCTGGCGGTATCACTACGAACACAGGTGCGGGTGTAAGGTCGAAGAAGCCGCGAAGGTGGCGTGAGCGGTTTTGGATTCCAAATTTTGGAATGAGGGGGAGGATGGGGTGAAGTCTCGACTGACACAAAAGAATTTGGTGTTTGGGATCTACCGCGGCGCGAAGGAGTCGTTGAATCCCGGATTGAGTATCTGGTTTGCCGGCCGCTACATTTGGCCGTGGGAGCGCAAGAAGGGGAAGGGCTGGAAGCGTAAGGTAAAGTCTCCGGCTCTTCCGTTTGAACAGGGCAGTCAAAATCCAGCGTAAAGGTAGGAAGCAATGCCGACAGAGAAATTTGCAAACGAAGTAACGAAGTACGAGAACGTGACGGTTGAGCAGTGGACCGAACTCAAGGCCGTTCTCTTGAAAGCCTTCCGGCTTCCGATTCAGCAGAACCAGGCGAAGGTATCGTGGGGCTCATCGGTTTACGAGTGGGATACGGGGGTGTTTGAGTGGGACTTCCACCAGAACGACAACCCAAACCCGGACAAGCAGGAGAACACCTACTACTTGGAAATCCGCATCAAGCGGCGCCCGGCGGACCCGGAGGAGTTGGCGATTGAGCGCAAGATCGCGCAGTTCTTTGGCAAGGGGAAGAAGTAATGCGCTGGGCCGTCTGTGTGAAGAATCTTGAAGTCGGGAAGATGTAACTCATCACGCCGGACATGACGTTGGATGCAGACGACCCAATCTATGGCGACGACGTTCACATCGTTCCGGTTGTCGAGGACAAGAAAGACCCCACGTACTTGTCGTTCGGCGTCCACGATTTTGTACGCGACTGCGCTTGCCATCCAAAAGTTGAACCTCGGGCCGGTGGGCGTACAATCATCTCGCACTCGGCAATGGTGAATTGATGGAACCTGTAACCACTCACGAGCAGTTCATGCTTGCGGTCCAGAACCATTTGAAGGAGCGCGAGGGGTGCCCTGCTTTAGTGATTATCCACGCGCCGCATGGTCTGGAAATCCAAGGGAACTTCATGGATTTTACTCTTCAGATGGGAATGACGAGGGCCGCAGAGATGGTGACGGAAGCGGCTTTCAGGAAGCAGATCGAAGAGGGGTACAAGACCGGGGAAAATCAAATGATGGTGTCGGTCATCAAGGACGCCATCGATTCCGAAAAGAAGAAGGTGAATTGATATGGCGAGTTTGAAGGTCAGAGCCGGGACAAAGAGGGAAGTCAAGAATGGATTCGTTGACATTAAGGGGCAGTGCGTAGCCCTTTACGAGATAACCGGCAAGGCAGGAACGGAGAAGTCTCGGTTGATATATGGAGCCTGTCTTCAGCCGGGAGAAATAGTCACGAGCGACAAGGAGGATTACGTTGTCGAATTCTAAAATCGAAGTCATCGACCGCAGAGGCGGCAGAAAAGAAGAGCCATCCGCGGCGCCAGTTGTTATAGAAGCCCCCGAGCCCGTAGGCGACAGGTCATCATGGAAGAGCGTAGCCTATATGATCTGTCTCATCCCGAGCAACGCAGGTCCGCTAGTTGCCGGCAGAGCGGTTGGATTAAGGTCCGACCAGAAGTGCTTCCTTGCGGATTATTTCCTTTCGCAAATCTATCCTGAAAATTTTGATTGGACTGTCGAGGCGAGGAAGCGGCTTGAAACCTTCATCGGCTGTGAGTGTACCGGCGGGGTTCCGTGCGCCGTTCACAGGGAGTATGTTCCGCAGTGGATCAAGGCCGACACTCAGCGCCTTGAGTTGATTGGGAGTTCACCCGTGCCTGAAGCAATTGAGGTCATGATTAAGGCACAAAGACAGAGCATACTCATCCCCAGGTGACGAATGTATTACCAAAGGGACTTCAGGCTCTTAACCTATGGGCCGCAGATGAACAACATTCTCGCAAGGCCGGTCGAGGAGAAAGAGTGGCCGGACATTCCAGGTCTGTTCAAGTACATGAGAGATGTCATGCGAAAGGCCGACGGGTTCGGATTAGCGGCTCCGCAGATCGGGTGTTTCAGGAGGTTTATACTGATCGAAATGCCCAAAGGGTCTGTACTTGGTTTGTTGAACCCGGAGATCACGCGGTTGTACGGAAGAGAGATCAACGGGTTGGAATGGTGCTCGAACGTGCCGCCACCGGGGAATGAGTCTATGATACCGAGAATGGGAATGGTGGACATCGAAGCATCTCTGGCGACAGCGCCGGACTACCGAAGGAAGTTCACGTTTCACGGAAGAATGGCAAGAATCGTACAGCACGAAATCGATCATCTGGATGGAATTTCTTTTGTTGATCGTATCCCAAGCGAGGGGAGAAAGAAATCTATTCTGAGGATGTTCCACAATTGGAAGTCAATGCGCCTAGCGCAAATCAGAAGAATCGAGGAAAATCATCATGTCGATGCCGGAATTATCGCCGCTAGTCGCGGCCAATCTCGTTTGTCATGAGTGCGGAACCTTTTTGAAGCCGAAGGTGGTCATGGTCCGCAAGGGACAGAAACAGGTGGTGAGCCATCTGGAGTATGTTTGCAATAATCCGAAGACCGGATGCAAGTACAAGGTCCAGTCCACAACGATGACATCGATGGAGATGCTGGCGCTGCGCGAGGACGGCAGTGAAGTTAGGATCGGAGAATGAGAGATTATCTGTGGATCATTGTTCCGGTTTGCTTGTTCTCTATTCTTGGAGTAGCTTCGTTTGTTCGCGGGGCTACGGCAGGTTGGCGACGGATTATCGGAACAGCCAACGACCTCGCCAGCACCTTGAAGGACGCGACGGAGATAGCTCGGGCCTACCGTGAAGACCTTGCCATCTTGCGTCAGATAGCTCAATCGGGAACGGGGCAGCAACTCGGAGATGAGCCGGAGTCGATCATCCCTCAACCACCATCGGCTCCGGCAACAATGCCGCCGCCGTACTTTGCACGATTTTCAACCAAGCCCGAAGAACCGGATGCACCGGACGAGCCCACCGGAGAAGTCGATGTGACTGCGACCGAGGAAGAAATTTTGGAGCAGGAACGGAATGAAGCCGCGGCAGGCTTCGAGGTCACTGAGAGGATGAAGGCCGCAACACGCGATGCGGACAATGCGAGAATCAGGGAACTGACAGGCTATGGTATCAGCGAGAAGCCGGAGTAATTCCAAATTTTGGAAAAGGAGAAATAAATGGATGATTTAATCAAGGCAATCGAAGCACTCATCGACAAGAAGCTCGATGCGTACACCGTGAAATTCAACGAGAATACAATACCCTTCATCGCTGGATTTACTACGCAACTAACCCTTGAGGTTATCAAAGCAGAGAATCAACTCATAAGAAGTTTTACGGCAAAAGACTTCCAGGGAGTATTCTCGCTGATGGAAAATCTCAAGAACTTTAATCCTCGGGAAGTTGTCCCGATGTACTTGAGGAGCATCTCTAAACCATGAAGAGCAGTTACACAGCAGCCCTATCCACTCGCAACATGCGCGACTCGCGTCACCTGATGCGGTTTGTGAAGTTTCAGGCTCTCACCGGGACTGAGGTTGAGCGTTTGGCGGCTATCGCCAAGTCTGAAGGAGTGAGCAAGGATACGGTCAAGTCATCCGTTCGCCAGATCGAGATGTACAACAGACAGAACGAAACCGGGAGGGTTGATCTTCGGCTCAACGAATCAATCCTCAAGGTGATGCCGGCGTGGGAAGAGGGCATGGCGGGGCTTTTGATGGCGACGGAGTTGATTGAGGTTCCAGACGGGAACACCGGGAACAAGAAGGTGGTCAAGCAGGACGACAAGACCACACGGCTTGAGGCCAGCCGCATCGTGAAGGACATCATAGTTGCAAAGCAGCCGAAGGGGCCGATGGTTGAGGTCAACAACACACAGACGAATCAGGTTGCTACCCTAAGTACGGCGGAAACCTACGAGGAGCGTCTTGTTCGACTGAGAAAGCAAATAGACCAAGAAAATTCTCGCCCCGCAGAAGTAATAGGAATGCCAGCATTACTGGACAAGAATGATTCCTTGGCAGAAAGTTACGATGATGTTGAAGATGAAGACGAGAGCGGCGAAGATGAAGAAGAGTAGCAACTTCAAACTCCCAACATGGGAAGTCGAACGAATCCGCGAGATGGTCACTACCGTATCTGAGTTGCGGGATATTGATCTGGCGAGAGACTACCGCTCTATCCGCAAGAACTACTTTGGAAACAGCATCCCCCCGGTCGAAGAAATGCAAATAAAGTTTCTTCCGCGTAACGAGATGGACAGGCTCAGCGGGAGCATCGATAGAGACACTGATGGATTCTGCTCATGCGGAAAACATCACGGAGTACCAGTTCCTCAAACATTGGCTTTGGCGGACGATCTGGGAGTAAATGAAACGAGGATCACTCTTATTCACGAAATGGTTCACATGAAAGTAAATCTAAAACATGGCCGCTCTATGGGTGAAGGTAAAAACTGGAAGAGGGAACTTCGGCGTTTGATGGCGGCTGGTGCGTATGATGGGTGGGTGTAAATATGTCAATCAACAGAGCAAACAAATATCTCGGGGAGTACATCGAAATCTTAGATAATCATCGGGCGAAGTTTGTAGAAGGAGACAAAGGAGACGACCAAGCACGTGCATCTCTTTCGGGAGACGATAGCAAGTGGATCGACAGCGAGATCATTCACTGCATAAAAGAACCACGATATTTTCTCTCTAATTATTACGCGATCAAGACGGAAGGATTGGGGTTTCAAGGTCTATATCCGTTTTTTGACAGCCAAGAAATTCTGCACGATGAGCTAAGGAAATTAGAGAAGCGCGACGGAAGAGTTCGCGCAATTATTCTCAAGGCTCGTCGTCTTGGATATACCACGTACATGATCGGAGAGTTCCTTCATAAGACGATATTCTGCGCTCAAGCGGATTCGATTATCGTAAGCCAAGATGAGCGCGGCGCCAAGTACAACATGGGAATGTACGAGTCTGCGTTTGAGTTTATCCCGTGGTGGATGAAGCCGAGAGTCAATCTTCATCAGACTGGGAAACTTTATAACTTTGACGAATCAGATGAAAACCTTAGAACGATGCGTCCGGGGCTGAAAAGTTGGGTGTACGCCGACAATGCTAATCGTCCAAGCGGCGTAGGCCGTGGACAGGGATACCGACGCGCAGTCTTGGATGAGTTGTCGAAATGGGATAACCCAGAGGAACTTACCGAGTCTCTGATCCCGACGTTCAATGCCGATGACGGATTCTATGTAATGGGTTCCACGGCCAATGGACGGAATAATTATTGGCAGAACTTTTGGAATAGCGCGGAGTCGGGGGAGATTGACTGGAACCCTATATTCATCGAGTTTTATCGAAGGGCAAAAACCTACTCACTGCCAATTCCAAAAGACAAGGAATTCGTTCTCACTACCGAAGAAAAAGAAATGCGGGAAACAATCATCGCAAAGAATAAGTTCGTTATCAGCGATGAAACCTTCAACTGGATGCGGAAGACAAAGAAGGGATTTGAAGATACCCATGGCGACGATCTTCGTTTTTTTCAAGAATATCCAGCAAATCCAGAAGAGTCTTTCCAGAGTTCAGCGGTCACGGCAATTCCAAGAGGGATCATCAACCGTTATAGCAAGAAAGTGAGGGAGCCGCTCTACATAGGAGAGGTAGGATTTGACTTTAATGCGTGGGAGACAGAACTTCGCATCCATCCCATTAAAGAAGAGAAGAGGGGATTGAACACAAAGGTAGGAGCAAGGCTAAGCGTATGGAAACTCAAGGAGCCAGGGGCAAGATATTGCGTTGGCTCTGACGTTGCACTTGGAAAGGTTCGCGGTGATTACTCATGCTGCCAAGTCATCAAGCTAGGGGAGGGGATGGGGAAAGACGAACTAGTGGCTACATGGCATGGTCACATAGATCCGTACACCTTTGCAGACACAAACCTAGCTCTCTGCACATACTATAACGACGCCCTCTCGGCTATCGAAGTGAACGGAATGGGGATGGCAACTTTCGCTAGGATGTACCGCGAGTACGAGTACGACAATGTTTATATCTATAAGAGGATGGATCGTCTCAAGAACTTCAAGACAGACATCGGAGGATGGTACACAAACTACAACTCCAAGAAGAATCTTATCGCTCGTTTAGCAAAAGAAATGGGCGACGACATGATAATCATTCCCGACAAATACTTTATTGAAGAGTTGAAGGATTTCGAGGAGGATGGGGCTGAAGAAGGGCATGATGACCGGGTAATGGCGATGATGATAGCAATTTACTGTGCTCACGAAGGAGAGTTTCAAGAGGTAAGACAACGGCCGTCTACCGCCCTCAAGGACTCAAATAACTACATCGTTTACAAGATGGGACTTGGTTCCGGTCAAAAATTCCCAATAGAACTATTTCGTTCAGCCTCTCCGTTTGAAGCTGAGAAGTTCTCGAAGAAACAGATCGGCTCATGGATTGTGAACGAACACGGGGCAATGGCGGATTTGGTTGTGAATGGGAAGAAGATCAGAGTGCCGGCGGATTTTCAGAACACAGCGTTTAGTCCGATCCACGACAGGACGGGTACACGACAGCAGATGTTTAGAGAGGGGACTCCAGCAGAGATGATCGATTCCGATAGCGTAGCGGAGTACGATGCTCGGCAGGAAGACGAAGAAATGGTGGGAGATTCGGATTCATGGAAGTGGAGTTGATTCCAAATTTTGGAAAGATGGAGGAGTAGAAGATGCCAATCGTAAAACTGAGGTACGCCTGCCCTATTCCTGGGTGCGGGGCACAGATGCAAGCTGCAAACCGTCAACTGGTATGCTCTGCGAATAGCAACCACTCGTGGAACGACATTGCAACCTTCCAGAGCCTCAACCCGCAGGTGAAGTACGAAGAGGCGAAGCCTCCGGTAGTCGTCCAGCAGAATCACGTCAAGGTGGAAGTGACCGTTCCTCCGCGGGTGAAGCAGGGGCTTGAGGCGAAGTTCGGGAGCGCGTCGTCTTCTACGATAGCCGAGGTGTTGGGGATGCTGTCCGAGGGAGAGGTTATGATTGTCCCTGAGTCGGATCTCATGCGGATGAAGGAGCGGTTTGGGAAGCGGCCGGAGAGTTCGGCGGAGTTGTTTGGACTGCTGTACTCGCTTTCGATGGACTTGGAGACGGCCAACCTGATAGCGGAGAACGCCCGGAAAGACGTTCAGGCGTATGAGGGCCGCAACCCGAATTCCGTGCTGATCGATCTGGGTGCTCAGTACGGCGCCGTGGTCGAGAAGGCCCGTGACCAGAACGAGCCGGTGAAGGTGTGGATCGAGCGGAATCTCAAAACTGCGATTGAAAATAGCTGGTTTTAACCGGAGCATTAACCGAAAAGGAGAAAACAATGTCAGTGATTTCAGTAGGAATTCCAGATGAAGTTGAGAAGCAGAAAAAGTTTGCTACGTCTCCGGTAAAAGTGTGGAAGTTCCCTGAAGAGGGGAAGTCTTACATCCTTGCGGCGGACCCGTGCTCAGGTATTGACGGGGGAGACAACGCTGCTATTGAAGTGATCGATGCAGAGACGGGAGAGCAATGTGCTGAATTCGCAGCCGTAGTAACGCCGGAGAACCTTGCCCCGATCATCTTCGATTTGGCGAAGCGGTACAATAATGCGGAAGTGTCGGTCGAGGTCAACAGCGTAGGGTTGATTACGATCAGCATCCTGACCAAAAGATTTAAGTACGAAAACATCTACCGACAAAAACGCCTTGACCGCTTAAACCATCAGACGACGGAAATCGTAGGATGGTGGACGGACTTCAGATCGAAGACGAGGATGGAATCCGCATTCCGCGAGTTCTTTGGCTCAAGTCGGGGGTTGATTCACAGCAAGAAATTGCTGGACGAGGTTCTTGCTTACGATGAAAACGAATCGTATCCCAATGATCGGGTAATGGCGATGATGATCGCCTTGACTGTCCGGGCTGAAAGGATGCTGGTCGCTTCTGAATGATTTCCGTAGCAAAGAGCGGCGGTTGAGAGGTACGATTAGAACGACATGGCAGACAGCGATTTCCAAGCTCCCATCCCGAAGACGCCGGAAGTAGTTGACCGATACCTCGTGGACTATTACACGAAGATGGGAGATTTTTTGGATGGTTGCTATTCTGAAGGAATCTCCAAACAAAAGACCACTCCCGAACTGAAGGCAATGGATGAGGCCATCGACTACTTGGCTGGAATCCAGTGGAGGGAGAAACTGCCGAGCTACCGGCCGAAGCCGGTGTCGAATGAAGTCCTGTCGAACTTTTGGGAGACGATAGGGCTCTTGACGGACACGCGGCCCATCTTCCACATCTCGGAAGTGGGGATGCCGGGGAACTTCTCGAAGACCTCAAAGATTTTGAATGCGATGGTCAAGGGCTGGGCGCGGCGGGACAAGTTCAATCAGACACTTGCTTTTTGGACGATGTTTGGGATGTTCACGACTTCTCCGGTCCTTCTCTACTGGAATCGGTTTGCTAGAGGTACAAGCGGTGATCCTGCCGACGCTGACATCTCCATGAAGCACCTGAGCCCGAAGGCACTGATGCGGCTTGGGCCAACCAGACCTCACACCCTCGAAGAAGATGAGATGGTGATCTACCGGCACCGGGAGACGTTGGACTGGATCAAGCGGGCCTACCCGAACATGGGAAGGGCGGTCCGTCCAGACGAGGGGATAAGCCAGTACGGTGTTGAGCCGCAGGTTCCTCCAACGGTAATGCCTCAACTCTTCGAGCAGTTGAATAGCGGATGGAAGAAGATCATGGGCGGCTCCGAGCAGTCGAGCGTGAGGAGCAAGTATCCAGAGGCGGAAGTCGCTGAATTTTGGATGCAGGATGATAGCGTCAATGATTCGCGCAACACGATCTGGATGGGTCCGGAGAAGGCTCCGTGGGGCTACTGGGTCAAGCCTGAAGAGAAACTCTACCCGCGAGGCCGGCTGGTAATCCGCTCGAATAAGATCACGCTCTACGATGAGCCGAACCCCTACTACCACCGCAAGCGTCCGTTTGTCTTGATGGGCCTCCACTCGGTTCCGTGGCAGCAGTATGCTTTGAGCGTAATGAAGCCGTGGATGGACACGAACGACATCATGAACCAGATCATGTCTGGGCTCTTGCTGGCAACGAAGAGGGCTTTGGCTCCGGCTTTGATGGCGCCGAAGTCAGCTATTCACCCAGACGCTTTGAAGCAGATCGACGCTGGCAAGCCGAATCTGAAAATCTCCTTCAACTCGAATGCGGTTACAAGTCCAACATGGCAGCAGCCTCCAAACATTGGAAACTACCCACTCCCCGTGCTTGAGCTACTGCGGCGGTCGATAAAAGAGAACTCGGGAACTGACGCTGTAAATCAGGCTCTTGGAAAGAAGCAGATTCCAGGTGGCGACACGATCGAAAAGATTCAGTTCTCGAAGACTACGCCAATCCGCTTCAAGGCAGGCAACGTGGAAACTGGAGTAAACGAGGTTGGGGAGTTGTGGACCGCAACGGCACTCCAGTTCTATGACGCCTCAAGGCGCGTGGAGTGCCTTGGAATGGATGGTTTAACCAAAGAGGACATCGATGACCGTCCGGGGAGCCTGATACCGGAAGGAGTAAATTCTGAGGCTCATGTCCGCAAGTTTGGGTTTGAATGTGAGGAGGGATCGCTATTTGGATTCCAGAGGACCGACCGGATACAGATCGCGGCCGGCCTGAGAAAGAACCACGACCTGAGCCGCAAACAGTTCTTCAAGATCGCCATTCCAGACTGGAACATCGACTACCAAGAAAACGATGCCGAGTTGATGGAAGAGGCAAAACAGATGGCGGTAAGCGGAGCAAAACCAGGAGAGCATCATGGCGGAAAGCAGAAGTAAGTTCGAGAATGAGGACATTCCGTTGATTCTCGACACACTCAAAAGGGCGCATGAGGCCGGGAAATTCTCTCGCTTGACTGTCGATTTCAACAAGGACGGGGGAGTTGTTTCTGTCCAGTTGGAGACCCGCGACAAGGTGAAGTAGAAATAATTTTCACAAAAAGAAATAATTTGCTTGCAAACTGAAAGCGAAAAGATGTATCACTTCAACAGTGGGCAAAGCAGGGGACACCGCGAAAGCGGACTGGACCTCGGCAGCCGCTAGGGATTCGTCCTTAGCGGCTTTTTATTTGCGCATTAGGCCCTTATGGGGTCGCCAAGCAGTACAGCGGTGAGAGGCCGCAACCAGAACATCGGCGAAAAAAAACCCAGGGCGAATAACCCGGAAAGGACTACACAATGTTTGAGACCAAGCGTGGCAAGCATCGCAAGGGTGGCCGGTCCAAGAAATCCCGCTAACCTAGTCGCCGGGTAAAACCGGCATGAATCAAACGGGGCGGTTTTCGGACCGCCCCCAACACTTCCGAACTGAGGCTTTGAAATGGCAAAAGACGGAAAGGGAATGGCCGCACCCATTGCAGTAGGCGGTCACTATGATGCGACCTCGGCGCCGAAGTTACGCAAAGGGGAATTTGCGCAGGTTGGAACCTTCATCGACGAAGGTGACATGACCACCGTTGAACCCCGCGGCACGAGCGTCAACGTGAAGACCGGCAAGACGCAGGTCGGAAACTCGGAATTCGCCTAATGCCTCCAATCGACAGACCGCCGATGTCACCGCAAGCTCAGGCCCAGATGGGGCCTCCGGGAGGGGCCGGCGCTCCTCCGGGTTTTGGGCAGGCAGTCGGGAATGCTCAGGAACAGGTGGGCAAAAACCAGATTGATCTAGCGGTTACCACGGCCGAAAAGATTTTGATGGGCGTACCGGACGACACGTTCCGCACCTACGTGACAAGAGCTATGGCCATCCTGAAGACCGGGGCGGCTATGGCGCAGCAGAAGGGTCCGCAATCTCAGCCAGGAGTAGGACAACCTCCGGCGGCTGGAGCAGGCGCCCCTCCCCCAACACAACCACAGTTACCTTCAATGCCGGGGCAGATGCCCGGATAATCGTTAACACCCGAAACCCGACCCCTCGACGGCCCCTCGAAAGAGGAAGTGAGGAAGGATAAACGGAGATGGCAGTTAAGACATGGGACGAAATTTACTATTCGCTTAGTGCGGATGAGAAGAAGCTCATTGACAACCTTCACGCAAAAGAGCCCGAACTGAAAGCAGGGTGGCTCCGCCGAGACGACTACAGTCGAGCGCAAAACGAGTTGAAGTCGAAGCAGACTGAGTACGAGGAAGCCGTAGCGTACAAGACAAAGATGGAACCGTGGGCCGGAAAGGTCTACAGCACTCTTGAGAGTGCGGCCGAGAAGGGCTGGTTTGATCTGGAATCCGGTGAGGAGCATTTCACTGACAAGTACACGGAACTCGAACAACAACTTGAAGCAGCGAAACTTGGAGGAGAGATGGACCCGAAGCAATTGGATGACCTTGTTACAGCGAAGGTGAAGGAAATCGCCAAGAATGCCGGCGGTTTGACGCGAGAGGAAGCAACCGCACTCTACGCAGCCGAGAGCAAGAAGCTCGTCGAAGCGGGATTCACGGAGCGCGAAGCGAAGTTTAACTCGGAGACCATCCCGTTTGTGGCTGGATTCTCCGCCGGGGTTGCAGTTCTGGCAAGCCGCTACGAGCAGGAAAGCGGCGAGAAATGGAACCCGGAGAAGCAGAAAGAACTCTTTGCCTTGATGAGCACTGAGCAGAACTTTGACGCTCTCAAGGTTGAAGACAAGTTTATGGCGCCGATCCGCTCCAAGAAGGAAGAGGAGAAACGGATCGAGGAACGCGCCCAGGCGATTGCCAAGGAGAAGTACGGGTCCAACGGAATGCCGGGTGGCGGGAACGAGCGGTTTATCCCTCAGACTCCGGTTGAGAATCCGATTGGTCTTTTGCAGAAGGCAATGGCTGAAAGTGCCGATAAAGCTCCGGTTGATGTACGCGACAGCGTGTTGGCCGGCGTGATCGAAGGCGCAAGGGAATTGGTAGAAGCAGGGAAGTAGAGTTTAGCGGTTCTTTCAAAACCGCGACTGCGATCTGTAAGCGGGAAGCCTCGTGCAGCCCCCACTCGGGATTGGCAGGGATGAGTCAGTAGGAAGCGTAAAGCGGCCCCTACAGACCGATGAAACGGCGCAAGCCGAGTTGTCAGCATTCCAAGCCCGATTGGGCAGAAAAGGGGCTCAAGTTGCTCACATATAATGACTTGACCAGCAAAACAGTCGATAAGATCGTCCCGCGCATAGTGGACAACGTGTTCAAGAACTCGCCTGTCCTTACGAGACTCAAGAACAAGCGGCGCTTCCAATTTGAGGGCGGTCTGACGATTCGCCACAACATCATGTATGCGCCTTTGAAGGGCGGTTCGTACCAGCGCGGCCAAGCGTTCGATACCTCGGCAGTGCAGACGGACACGGCCCTGTATTTCAACATCAAGCAGTATTACGTCAACGTCACCCTCTACGGTTCGGATCAGGTTTTGAACCGCGGCCCGGAAGGAGCTTTGAGCTTTATCGGCTCGAAGATGATTAACGCCTCCGGAACGATGGCACAGTTGCTTGCGGTCAACCTGTACGGCGATGGCGGCGTGAACGGTTCGACTTCATTGAACTCCACGACCGACCTTGACGGGGCGGCAGCGGCGGTCAACATCCCGGCCAACTACCCGACGTATGGCGGCATCACCAGAACCGACATCGCATCCGCGGCCAACACTGGCATCAACGCCTACTATGCGGCACCATCGGCATTCTCGCTGGGCGCTGTGCAGACGGCATTTGGTGCGACATGGTTTGGCCAGGAAAAGCCGGATATGCTCGTAACCACTCAGCCGGTGTGGGACGCATTCTGGAACAAGCTCCAGCCGCAGCAACGGTTCAATGACGAGACTTCCGACGTTCACATTGGATTCCGCTCGTTCTTCTGGAGCGGTGCTCAGGTGGTTGTTGACCAGTACCTCAGCACTCTCGGTGGCGCCTATCAGATGTATTTGTTCAACACCAACTACATCTTCTTCTACGTCTCGACGATTCCGAAATACGCTTTCGGGTTCTCGGGCTGGAAAGAGGCCCAGAACACTGATGACGTGGCCGGCCAGTATTTCTATGACGGGGATTTGGTTTTCGATGCGCCCCGCCTAATGGGAAACCTGAACTTTAGCGGTCTGTGAGAGGAGACTACCATGGCAATCTTTAACGCAAGCAATCAGCTTCTTCAGATCGACACAGGCGCAGCCTCGACCTATCTGTACAACCCCACGCTCGGCTTTGCGCCGTGGGCGGGGTTGGGCGAGAACCAAGTGCTCGGTCAACGGTACATCGCTTCGATTGGCGCAACTGCGGTCAACCCAAGCGGTCAACCGGCAATCTACATGCTCGTCAAGTATCTTGCGACTTCGGCTCTTTCCACGGCCAACTTGACGACCGCTGGCGCTCCGGCTCCGGTGTACTGGACAGATAACACGTTCACGACCGTAACGGGAATCACCTCAGAGGCGTTTGCGACTTCCCCAATCTCTTTCCCTGCCGGGTATATGCTGCTCAACACAGTAACCGGGTACGGGAACGCGGGAACGGCTCTGACGGGGGCAGTTCTGTTGGGTGCCCAGATTCTCATCCAGGTCGGCGGGTATCTGAAAGGCGCATATCTTTCGACGACAACGAACTCCGGTATTGGATCTACTATTATCGGGGCCGCTGGAACGCTTACATCCACGACTGCTTCACAGGCTGCTGGTACGGCTCCTTTATATCCGAGGGTATTTGGGGTTGAGTTGACTGCGGTATCTGGCAATCTGTGCGATGTTCTCGTGATGACCGACAACATCTAAGGGAGGCCGTAAATGGCAACGATCACGAAAGTATCAGACGGCGATATTTCCCTTGGGAATCTGAGGGGTGAGCTAATCACCCTTCAGCCCGCCGCCTCAGACTACGCTGCGGGTGGGTATCTCATCCAAGGAATCTCTGGATCTACGGAAACCACTGGCGATGTTGGGTTGAGCAAGGTTCTGTTTGTCGAGCCAGCCGGCGGACAGGGCGGGTTGAGCCCGGTCTGGAATCCTGCGACGAGCAAGGTACAGATAATTGCCAATGCTCCATCGGCAGGTATTCCTTTGGGACTTGGAACGTTGTCTGCGGCTGCTACGAACTCAACCTATACTGCGGCTGGATTGGTCACGATCCTTACCTCAACCCCTCCCCCCTTGAACTCGTTTGTGTCATTTTCTAACGGGGCATCTGGGAAGGGAATTTTCCTCAACGGAGTCATAGGTCTTGTGACGGGCGTTGTCGCTGGAACTTCCTATACCGTCAATTTCGGACAGGGAGTGGCACTTGCTTACGCATCTGCCGCCGACACTCTCAAGTATCAGGTTGTCCAGGCAGGAGCAGGAAACCCGCTACAAGCACAAGCTCTTGCGGCTCAGATTACCGGCGTCTTGGCGACGGCTAATCTCTTGACCATCACTCAAGCCAATTCCCTTCAGGTAGGACAGTTCGTTTACCTGAATGGACCGTTCAAGGCGGCAAGCGTCTACGCTCTCGGAGCAATTGTCCAAGTGGCGTCGGCGACCGCTACCGGATGGACTGCAAACTGGCAGGGAACTATCATCGCGCAGACTTCAGCGGAGACGGCGGTTGCTTCGCTTCTGGTTACGAATGGTGGAGTTCCAATCCAGTCATACCCGTATATCAGTGGGCCAACAGCGGCAATAAGCAATGTTCTTGCCGTAGCGTCTGGTGCTGCCGCTTCTGGACTGTTGACCTTGACAGCGACACAGAATTATCAGGCGGGGCAGATCGCTGTCTTAGGGGGGGTAGCAACTACAACCCTTCTCAACGGAACTATTGGTACGATCATTGCGACAGGGCTAACTTCGGCACTCGTCAAAATGAACGGATGGACGGTCATTGTAAGCACAGCAGCGGATACCGGATCAGTCGCATTGCTGGTAACAGGTACTCCACCAAGTCCTCAATTGGAAGTCTCGGCCGGAACGGATCTATCAGCGTACGCGTTCCAACTTCTCTGCATTGGGCTTTAACGCTCTTCGCGGGGCATAACCGGGGGCGGGGTCTAACGGCCTCGTCCCTTTGTTTTGAGAGGTAGAAATGGCAGACACAGGCAGCGCAGACGCATACAGCATGGGTGTGGCCGCGGGGTCGTACAAGAGCGGCGGCAAGGTAAGAAAGCCAAAGCGCAAGAAGGAAACGCGCAAGGCCAAGGACCGGAAGAAGGAGAGGGTCTAACATGGCATCGAGAGAAGTCAAAGCAGCTTTCAGCGAGAAGATGCGCGGGTCAGAGCGCGGGGCGGCTCCCAAGGGGAAGGTAAAGGCCGCATTGATGCCGCCGAAAGAAGAGCGTCCAAAGAAGGAGACTCGGAAGGTGAAGCGGGCTCTTTCCAGCGGGAGGTAGTTGTGGCGCAGGCTTACGGAGCAGCGCAGCCGATTGTCGATCTCGCCGTCAACGTGCGCGATAAGGCTCAGCGGTTTTTAGGAAATTCTAAGCCGAACGAAAAACGCGATACTTCTTGGCACGACAGCATGGTGAGGAAGGCCAACGAGAGCTTTCGTAAGGCGGCAGTAAAACCAGCGGCTAAGACGAGACCCGCAAAGCGCAAGACCGCACCAACAAGAAAAGAGAAAGCGTCAGGGAGGTAATCATGGCACACAGCGAGAAGAGAGAAACACCGCAGATGGAGTCCGAGCACCATTCCAAGGGGTTCTTGAAGAAGGCCGCTCGGATGGCCTCGAAGAAACGCGGGAAGAAGACTCGCTCCATCGACCGTTAATCCAGAAACCCGCATGAAGTTGGAATAAGCGAAGCGGCTATTCCAAAGATTGGAATAAACGATGCCTGTGGTGTTCACCAATCCCGCATTTCCTAATCAGGTTGGTTCTTCACCATCCAATCAGGCGTACTCTGTTCAGCTGAACTTTGGCTCCATGCTTCGTGAAGTCCAGAACTGGAATCCGAACGTAGACTCCGAAGTAGCCGGCCGCATGATAAATAACCGGATGCGGCAGATCATCGACCGGAGATCCTGGTACGCGACCAAAGTCCGCGGCGTAGCATCAGTCCCGAACATCCAAACCGGCGGCACCTGCACAGTTACGTACAACAACAACACGGTCCAAGGCATCGGAACGTCATGGACGCCGTTGCTTATCGGGCTCCAGTTCCGGCAGACGTTCACGCAGCCTTACCAGACGATTACGGCGGTCAACCAAGGGTTACAGACGCTCACGTTGGACACGCCGTACCCAGGCCCTACGTTCACCGGCGCCTACTACATCGCAGAGGTATATTTAACATTTGGCGGCAATGTAAAGAGACTCCTCTGGGCTTCAAATGCCTTGTTTGGCTGGCCGATGGAGATTGGCGTCAAGGTTCAAGAATTGGAAGCGCGTAACCAGTGGAGATCATCGATGGGATGGTCTATTGCGATGGCAACTCGACCTCCGACCCCAGACGGCCAGTTCCAGGTAGAATTATGGCCTGCTCCGATTGCGGCTCAGACGTTCCCGTTTGAAGCGTACACACAGCCGCCGAACATGGTTCTCGATACGGACTCACCGCAGGCGTGGATCAGGTCTGACGTGATCGTGACCGGGGCGATTTCGGATGCTCTTCTCTACCGTCCGAAGCAGAACACTTTCTACGACGTGGCGAGTGCGGTCCAGATTGCAGCCGGCAAAGAGGCTCAGTATAAGGCGGACTTGCTGGAGATGGAAAACGCGGATGAGGGTCTGGAGCAGCAAGCGGTGCAGTGGTCGTATGAGGAAGGCAATGAGTGTGGCGGAGAAGGATCGCTTTGGTCGCAAATGCACCGCTAACGGTTTTTGATTGAAGCCGGTCTGCCCTACGGGGCATAATGATTTCTGAGGTACACGATGGCTTTCAAGAGAACAATGTGTGGCAACCCGGCCTGCCCCAAACACACCACGTACAGCGGCGGCGAGTTCATCTACTCTCCCACCAGGAAGGCGTTCTTTTGCAAGGACTGCTTCTATGAGGCTCCGGTGTTGCCGACCATGGCGAAGAGCGCGTTCGACTTTGTGACAACGGCGATTACAGGGAAGCTGGTCCACGTGACGAGTATGCAGCATCTTCAGCGGCTTGAGGTAGAGCATGGGTGTTCGAGTGTGGTTTTGAACTGTGATCGGTCGAACTGGGACCGTCCGAAGCAGCCGCGAGAGAACTGGCAGACGCCACCGAGTGAGCGCATGTCTCACGGCGTAACAGTAGGGGAGGTACATCGGTGAAAAAGAGCGAACCAAAGGAAATGGAAGTCCCTCGTCATAGGCGGTATCCGCATGATGTTTTGGGAGAGTCTAACTCAATTCCTCGGGACACGGAGTTTGACTTGCATCGGGCGCCGAGCAGGACACATTGCGGCTTTGACGAGTGCGCGTTTGAATCTCCGAAACCAGGGAACGCTATGTGGGAGGAGAAGAACCGGCCATGATTAGATCGTGGGGATTGCAAACTCTTATCGGCGCCGCTCAGCCTCTTTTCGGGGACAAGCTCACTGCGGATTTCAGTAATCTTCAACAGCCGAACGGATTCTACTTCGTAGCGGTTGCGAAAGCCGCTCAGTACCAGATCGGGGATCGGATCGTTCTCGGTTACGGCGGATCGAATCCAACGAACTGCCTGATGGTTGATGGGGTCAACACGACAACCAACATTCTTTCGTGCATCTCCGAAGGCAATGCTCCGGTATCGAAATGGGTAAACGGAACGCAGATCGTGTTGAGCCTTGCCTGTGCGGTTTTGTCGGTGCAGGCGCCTAGCTCGAATTCAGGGAATATCTGGTTTGGTCCGGACGGCACGGTGACGAACGTAGGCGGAGGTAGTGCTTTCGCGTACATTTCTCCGTCCGGTTCTTACAACTTCGGAATACCGCAGTGGAACTCAATCAGGACTTCGGAAGCGTGGATTGCCGGCACGTTGAACGACAAGGCTGGAATAGCAACGATCATCATCTGAGGACAGAAAAATGAAACGCATTGCATGGTTGGTAATCATTATTTCATCGGCGGCTTGGGGGCAGATAAGCAACCCCGGCGTTGTCAATGTCACTGGTGGAGTCCTCATCGTCTCCAGCGCCCCATCGGGAGCTTGCGCACAGGGTGTGGCGAATCAGCAGTTGGTGACGACCGGGGTACAGTATTCCTGCCAGAATATCACGGCGGGAACTGGTACTTGGGCTGTGTTGGCGTCTGGCGCATCTACCACTGCTACCAACCTTGCAGGCGGATCGGCCACAGCAGTTCCCTATCAGTCGGCGGCAAGCACTACCGCTTTTGATGTGACGAATCTTTCGTGGACCGATTCAGGAACGTATCTTGCGATTGGTCCAGTCATGAGTCTCGTCGCATATCCGGGAACCCTTATGTCTTATGTAGGAACATCGGGGTCACAAGATTACATCCAGGTAGTCTGCCAAGACAAGAACGTGCAGGGTTCATGCGCATACGTCATAGGTGGCGACGACATGACTAACACAACCCACTATGCAAACTTGAGCAAGAATGGATCAGGGTCAAGCCGCAACATTGCGAATGTCTACTTTATCAACGCTGATGCCACGTCAGAATATACGACCGATGCAGAGATGGATTATGGGGCTGGTTTAGTGACCGGAAACGCGGTTTTCAACTGGTACACAAACACTGTTCCAACACTGAGTATGAACCTTACTGCTACCGCTCTAACGATGGGCACTGGGGTAAACATTGTGACCCCCGGTAACGAGTCAGCGGCAACGCATTCGACGGCGACCAACTGCGCTATCAACTCAGCCTCTCCCGGAGCTTGCGCGTCGGCAGCGGCGGGTGCGTTTGTCATTCCAACCTTAACAGCAACCTACACTGTAAACACAACAGCGGTAACAACGCACAGCAGAATCTTTCTGACTCCGATCACGTTTGCGGCTGATCTCCCGTCCACTCCGACGTGCGTTATCCCGCTGGTTACTACGCCGTGGTCAGTGTCGGCTATCGTAGCAAGTACGAGCTTCACAGTGACGTTGACTTCAACGACGGGCCAGACGTGCTTCTACTACAGCATCGTGGATTAAGGCGGTCCAAATTTTGGAATCAAGGCCGCTTTGGGAAACCGAGGCGGCTTTGCTGTAGGAAGGTAAACCATGGTTCTCAGTGACCTCTTAAATGACGTTTGCGGCCGGATCGAAGAAGTCCCCGGTGCCACAATTTTCTGGAACACCGTGGGAGAGATTTACCCTGCGATGGTAGACGGGATCTTCGAGGCGTCACTGATTACGGGCGTAGTCCAGCTTACAGGGGTGCAGGTTACGCTTTCGGCGAACAGGACATGGTTTCCCCTGCAAGCCTGCGCCGGCGGCTTAGGGAGCCTGCCAGCGGGGGTTGTAGAGGGTATTGTGGCACCGTTGAGGATGAAGGCACCCTACGGGATCAGGAAAAGCTCCCTGAAGAGCCTTGACGACATGAACCCTGGATGGGAGTCTCAGGCTCCGGGGACGCAGATTATCAGTTGGGGGCCGCTTGGAGTGTCTGGTTTCTTCATCTATCCGCAACTGACTCAGCAGCAGAACGTCGTGATGGACTTCCTCTACAGCCCGATCAATCAATCAAGGCCGCTAACCGGAAACGAGACCATCCCTCTTCAGCAGGAATTCAGTGACTTGTTGAGCAAGTACGCGGCGGCAATGCTCAGATCTAAAGAGGCCGGCCAGGAGGCGGAAGAGGCCGCAACGGTATTCGCGGAGTATATGTCCGAGGTCAAGAATTTGAGCCTTTTCCAGACGCGGATCGATTCGCTTGTGCTTTCGGCGGCTTTCGGCGCGAAGAGCCAAGTAAACCCAAGGACGGCGGTGTAGATATGGCAAAGTTAAGTCTTGAACCAGAAGGTCGAGCCTCTTTCAATTGCCCTGGTTGCGGAAGGACGCACACTCTACGGGTGAGCGGCGATGGAGCTTGGACGTGGAACGGAAGCGTAGACTCCCCAACCTTCCAACCGAGTGTTCTCTTCCAATCTGGACATTACGATCCGTACCGAAATCCTGAAAGAAAAACTTGCTGGTGTACCTACAATGCGGAGCATCCCGAAGAAAAACCTTCTTTTGTCTGTGTCCGTTGCCACTCATTTGTAACTGACGGAAAGATTCAGTTTCTTGGAGATAGCACACACTCTCTTGCAGGACAGACCGTAGACTTATTGGAGATGGAGGGATAGATGGCGACACCAGTCATCGGCGCGGGAGCCCTGCGAGTTGTAGATCGTCTCCAAGATTGTGCGTATGCGCTTTTTCAGCCGGTAGTGAACGAGCAGCTTCCCGCGGCAATCTCAGCCGGCTCACAAACCATCCCCATCAGCGACCCAGCAGTGTGGGTTCCAACGGTATGCCTTTACGTTGGAGCACAGCTTGTCTGTGGAGTGACCGGGGGGAACCTCGAAGTTGTTACGGTTACGGCTGTCAATGTGGGAGTGAGCTTCACAGCTACCTTTACCAACGCTCACGCGGCCGGCGAAGCCATACTCGGCGCCACGTTCCCGGTGCGGTATCCGACGGACCCCTTGTTCACCCAGGCGGAGATGCTGTCCTACATCTCAACCGCAACCTCAGACTTTCTCACCGACGTGCCGCTCTGCTACAACCTTGCCACACTGACCGTAACCCCTTCAGCGCAGAACACGGCACTGCCGGCGGACTCACTTTTCCCGGTGAGGATCGCGTACCAGCAATACCCGCTCAGAGAAACATCTCAGGCGAACCTTGATTCGATGAACTACGCTTGGACGCAGCAGGGTTTAAGCCAGCCGATTAACTACTTTCGAGACAAGATAGGGATTCAGAACGTCGGCATCTATCCGCGGATGGGGAACACGGTGCCGTTGGAGGTAATCTACGCACAGCGGCAGGCGCAGACGTTGGGGTGGGGAGACGGCTTCTACGTGCCGGACTGCATGACGCAGTACATTCTCTACCGCACGTTGAGCTTCGCATTCAGCAAGGATGGCGAGTCCAGGAACCCCGGACTGGCGAAGTATTTCTCCGGCCGCTACGAAATGGGAACGAAGGTTTGCAAAATGATTATGCAGATCGTGAACGATTCCCAGCAATGACCTGCCTAAAAATCTCACTCTCCCTGTAGCGGCTTAAAGGTGTGGAATTTACAGGATGGTCCTGAGCCCACCATAGGGCTTCTATTTGTTCGCTGTTCTCCAGCGGCTCGGGAGGGTTGATGATGCCGCGTTTTATGGAACAGATTTGGACGATCATGCGGCCACCAGTGCTTTACGTCGTGCAGCGGCTTCGCGTCTCCGAATACAATACTCTGCCGAGGGTCCACGCTTCCTTGCGGCCATGACTTTGATGCGGTCCAGCAACTCTGCGGAGGCTACGGTCTTTTTGCAGAGCAGGGCATCGGCATCGTGCATCTCGCCGGCCATGGACTTCGGATCTCCGAGTATGACCATGGGGATGTGGGGCGCAATCTGTTTGAGGCGGTTTACGAGTTGGGCGCCGTTCATTTGCGGCATGTCGTAGTCGGCCAGCACGAGTTCAACCTGATGCTCAGTGAAGAGAGCGATGGCCTGTTCGCCGCCGGCCGCGGCAAGGACACGGTAGCCGTTGGTTTCCAGCATGAACTTCAGGACTGAGAGTTCGTCTTCGTTGTCGTTGACGCAGAGTACGATTTTACGAGGTCTCATGTAGGCAGTATCTCACGGATTGAGAATTTGTGGAAAACAGGCAAAAAAGAGCCCCGGTGGGGCCGGGGCTTGGAGGATAGGTTGGAGCAACGAGGTAAAAGGTGTGGGCGGCGTCTACAGGGCGAAGCTGCTTAGGAATCGAAGAGAGACGCGAGGACGGTCTGGCCATCCGCCCACATCATCAGATTATCAGAATTCTGTTGTATTGCAAGCGGTTTTATGTATATTCTTAGTTCGCTTAGGAAAAGAAGATCGACGGCGCGTATTTTCGCCCCAAATCCTCAATTCAATCCAAAAGCACGAGCAAGGATGCTGAGTCAAATGGTTTTGGTGGCGACTTGGACCGCATTACCCGTAGGGAAGACCTACGCTCCGGCGAAAACGCGGGGGGCGAGAGCTCGGTACGGTGCGACGGAGCGATGAATATCGTTCACGCATAGGCGTAGGCATTCTCGGCTTGAATTTTCTGTTTTGGGGTATTGTTCCCCAAGGACGAAGTGTGTCTAACGCGCCTACGGCTTGTTCACTGTCCGCTCAAAGTACGAGCGGTCAGTGGGGACTTTTATTCTTTTTTGTAGATGGAAAAGACCCCTCACATAAATATCTGCCAACATGGTAAGATTCCTAATATGGAGGGATAATGAACATTTACGTTGCGAGTTCTTGGAGAAATGATTTCCAGCCAGAGGTTGTAAAGGTTCTAAGAAAAGACGGTCACAGAGTCTATGACTTCAAAGAAGATGGTGACGGTTGGGGTGAAGGAATCCACGGGCCGGGAGGATTCCACTGGTCGGAGATTGATCCTGATTGGCAGAAATGGCCGAGTGATATTCAGAAGTACATTGATGGCCTGAAAAATCCACGAGCTATTGAGGGTTTTCATCGAGACATGGATGCTCTCGAACAGGCAGACGCTTGCGTGATGGTCATGCCGTGCGGTCCTAGTGCTTCGATGGAAATGGGCTGGGCTGTAGGCGCAAACTGCCACGTGTATGTCTACATCCCTGGAATGAGAGAACCGGACCTCATGGTGAAGATGGCTGATTTAGTCACAGCAGACTTGGGAGAAATCCGAAGCCAGTTGAATAAGACCTCTCCCCGTCTTCGTTCGGCAGAGCAACGCCGTATTGGAACTTGGTACAAGAAAAACGATGGCGGAGGTTTCCCTATGGATAGGTTGAGGCGTCTACGGAAAGAACTAGACGAGCTTGAGGTTGATCTTTATTGCGGGAATCATGGACACGCTAAGGAAGAATTGGCGGACGTGGCTATTTGCTTGAGTGTGATTGCAGACTCGATTGGATGCGACTTGCACACTGAGGTCAGTAAGAAAATGGACATCAATGAAGCGCGTCAGTGGACGAGATCTGAAGATGGAACTCTCTCGCACGTAAAAGGTACAGATCCGCGCGAACTCCAAACTTTGGAAAACGGAGGGTAATTCTATGGGAAGCAAAACTGGAATCGCGTGGACCGACGCAACTTGGAATTGCTGGCAGGGATGCCACAAGGTAAGCGCCGGCTGCAAGAACTGCTATATGTTTTCGGAGAAGACGCGCTACGGACAGAATCCGAACGTGGTCGTGCGATCAAACCCGGTCACATTTAACGCGCCTCTGCGGTGGGCGAAGAACACTGAGAAATATCCCGACATCAAGTACATTTTCGTTGATTCATGGTCTGACTTCTTTATCGAGGAAGCGGACCCGTGGAGAGAGGAAGCGTGGGATATTATGCGGCGGACTCCGCAGTTCATCTACCAGCTTTGCACGAAGAGGGCTGAGAGGATTGCGGATTGCTTGCCGCCGGACTGGGGTGGCGGCTATGAGAATGTGTGGTTGATGACTTCCACGGAGAATCAAGAATCTGCGAACAAGAGGATACCTCTTATCACGAGAATTCCAGCGGTGGTCCACGGAATTAGCGCAGAGCCTCTTCTCGAAGAGATCCACGTTGAATCTTGGCTCCATCCTCCAACTGGGATAAATTGGGTGATTGGAGGTTGTGAGAGCGGCGTCGGTTCGCGTGACGTGGACGATAATGCTTTCCGTTCACTGAGAGACCAATGCTCTGCGGCCGGCGTTCCTTATTTTCTGAAGCAGATGAAGGTCAACGGTAAGCTGGTTCATTCTCCGCTGCTCGACGGCCGCGAGTGGAAGGAATTCCCGAAGGGCTGATTCCAAAGTTTGGAAAATCTATGAGCGAACACTATCTCTTCTTTATTCCAGAGAACGCGAAAGAACGCAAGAGTTGGAGGGGTTTTCCTCCAGCGGCTTCAGTATGCTCGGGAGATTCCTGTACAGTAGAACTCCCGCAGGCTCCCGACAAAGGTTCATGGAAGATCGAGTGTAAGCATTGTGCGGCATGGGCTTTAGTGAACGTAGAGAAGTCCGTATCAGACCCGAAGAGTTTCACTATGCCTTGCGGGAGGGTGAAAATTTGGTCCGATGAAGATTTGAAAACCTCTACCCCTTGACGGAAACTGCCAACGTGGTACGCTAATCAAGTGGAGGGGAATAAATGGCGGCTGTCACGAAGAGTCAAAGACGAGTTCTCGACTTCATAAAGGGGTTCATTGAGACAAATCGCTACTCTCCATCGTTCGATGAAATTGCGGACGGACTCGGGCTGAAATCATTAGCAACGGTTTCCAAGCATATCGGGCATCTGAAGGAGAAGGGTTTGCTGAAGGATTCTCGCAACCGGTCGCGGTCCTTGGAGATTGTGGCGCCTGGAACGCTGGATTCGCGGTTTGTGTTGAATGCCGCAGGTACGCATCTTCGGGACAATGTTGAGAACTGCTGGTGGGTGAGGGAGAAGTAGGCCGGTCTGCCGGATTGGGAGAGGAGAGTTGAAGTGATGGCTAGATGGATTTTTGTGGGACTACTCGCGTTGTTTTTCGTTGGAATGTTTTTGAGTTCTAATGGCGGCAAGAAAAAGTTCCGCCATAAACGGAGACCGTGATGGCAGAGGACAAGGCAGGGAAGGCGACGGCGTACCCGCGCTCCATTTGTTGCGAAGGATGCGGAGTTGAGATGTGGGCAACATCAAAGAACGCAAGGATTGAAGGAACGGGCCGCTATTATCCGCATCCTACCGACATTTCTTGTCCCAACGCCGGGAAGCGGTTCAAGGTGGCTACCGTAGAACTGGAGGAACTTTGAACGCACTGGGAGTAGTGATTGCCGTTGTGGTTGTTATAGGACTGTTCTTCGCGGCTACGCAGTGCGGTACTCCTCGAAGGCATCACAAGAGTAATTCTCGAAGTCACAAGTCACGAGCGAGAGGATGGAGTAGGCCATGAGAGTGGAACTGGAGGAATTCTGATGGGAAGAGTGTTTAAAGGTTATGTGAAATGCCCGCCTGGATTCAAAGAGAAGATGCGGCGGCGGGGTCAAGGAAAATACAGTTCGCCTTGCAACGCAAAAGAAATGAGGGAGACAGTGATGACCGAGCAACACTACGCAGTACCTGAAGAGGGGTTGAAGGTGGCGAAGGAAGCGTTTCTGCAACCTTCTAATGGGGTCTATCACGATAGTCCGGTGATTGTCCATATCATCGCGCAGAAACTCCCCAAGGCTCTCGAAGCCTTCATCCTCTGGCAGGACAAAAAGCTAGTTGCTTTAGCATTGAGTCTTGTTTCAAGTCCAGGGTGGTGGGGATTGGCGTCTAGTGAGGCTATCGAAACGGTTCGCCGGATGTACCTTGCCCCAGAGCCGGAAGCTGCGCCGGAAGTCGTCACCATCTATACTCCTGGTGGAGCCTACAAATGCACTCTTCTGAAACAGGAATCAGGTGCAGTCCTTATTCACAGCGTAACCCGCATACAGCAATTCACTGAATCTGACCCTGAGCAACCGAAGGTTGGGGAGTTTTACCCACGCATAAAAGTTATGCCGCAACCATCCGTACCAGAATGCCGTCAGGAAGTGTTCTCAAACAATATCGGTTCATCTAGGGCGGTTGTTTGTTCGTGCGGATTTGCGACAACCTATTCTGTTCTAGACAAAAGTTCTGATGATCGAGGCATGGAGTTCTTTCGCATGATGCACGAAGCTCACCTTCTCGGGAAGGATAGCCATGCCTGAAGACCTTGACGACGAATTTTACGACGACGAAGAGATAGAAGAAACCGTTGTGTGTCCTGAATGCGGCAGCGACGAACTAGAATCTCTTGGCGAGGACGATGACGGAAACGCTGTGTACGAATGTTTGGAATGCGGTGAGCGGTTTACCGAAGGAGATGAAGATGGCGAAGAAGATTGAAGTAGCAGAAGAACTGAAACTGCGCTGGCCGGATGGTTGTGAGCGGACCCGCATCAGGGAACGCCGTCCGCAGCACGCTTGGAAGAAAACTCGTCAAGAGTACCAGAACATGCTTGCCGGCGAACTGGACAAAATGGGAGCTACCTCGATTCTAATAACCCGTACCGGGGATGATCGTCTGGACCCTGGAGTGGCGGTATGGTGGACGATGAAGAAAGAAGACTTTGGTTGGCAGCAGGGATTAGGGCTGGAAACGCCCATGCCGACCTTTGGCGAAATTGACTCTGCTTTCAAACTAAAAGCTCGTAAGGTGCATCCCGATAATTCTGATGGTGGCGACCCAGAAGCATTCAAGCGCCTAGCAGAATGGCGGACTCAAGCAAAGAACTGGATTACCGGATCTCACGCTCACGCTCACGAATTTGTGATGGGGATTGACCAATACAGCGAGGCGCGGCTGAATCTATGCGCTCTACGGCTAGCCTTCTCTTATATCCGCGGCCTTGAGAGGGTTGGGGCTCCGGCGATTCTTACGCAAACCCTCGGAGCATTCCGGGCGAAGTTGACAGGAGGATCAAGTGCTGCGACCACTACTGCTTGAAGGTGCGGTTGACGACCGCGACGAAACGATTATCCGATTGAAATCTCAACTACGGGAAAGTGAATCGGCTCGTCTGGTTGAGCAAGGAAGGGCGAATTCGGTTGAGGATGGGGTTCGTGAATTGCGCAGTGCCCTCAACCCACTTTATCAAGCACTCAGGCAGGTGTTTGGTGAGATCGAGTCGATGGGTGTTTCGGATGGGACTTCAACCAGCGCGGCAAGTCCTCGAAATAGCGCCGCATGGGAGCAGTGGAAGCAGAGGCTCGGGGGCGCGACGGCAAGGGCAATCGACGCCTTGATGGTTCATGGAGAGATGAACCAAACCCAACTTCGCATCATCCTTGGATGCGCTACTCGAACAGTGACGAACGTGGTGGCCGCTTTGAATCAGGCGAAGCTCATCGATAAAAACGGCGGCAAGATTAGCCTCAAGCAATTGTAGGATTCCAAAATTTGGAGTAACCATGCAACCGGACGTTATTTGCGGAACCAGAGAGTATATCCAATTCGTTAAACCGCACTTGGAGAGGGCCATGCAAACCTACGCAGGAATCACGAGACAGCCGGAGAATGACCCTGAAGAGGAATTTATTCATAAGCGCATGAATGCTGCTATGTCTATCCTCGAACGAATCATCGGCCAAGACTTCGAGGATGAACTGGAAAGGGAGATGGAGAGTCAAGAAAATCAAGAATACCACCGCAAGCAGAACTTGATGATGGCAGGCAGGGCGCTTGAGCAGATAAGATCCGCGAACGGCCATTTACTTGAGCAGGATTTCTCGGAATTTTTGCGTCCAGGTAAAGGGGGGATTTATAGAACCCCTTACGGGATGGTGATGCTTGGGGTCAAGGAAGTGCTTGAGAAGCTCTGGACCGGAGAGTAAGACGTGAACCTTCAGAAGATCAGCAACAATGATTTATTCAACGAGTGGACGGAATCGTTGGAGTCTGCGGCTTTGGACGAGGGAAACAACTACGCGAAGCGCCGGGAAGAGGAATGTTTGAACGAGATCATCAGGCGGATGCGGGAAGCGTCCAGAAGGCCGCTGGTTCGGCAGGAGGCGTGATGCGACACAGGAACGCAAAGAGAAACCTAAAATTCGAATGGCAGGAATACTTTTTGATGGCAGTTAGTCTGCTGTTTGTTCTGGGCGTTTTGAACGGGTTTCGGTTTATGTGGGGAAAATAGTGGCATCTACAGCTTAGACAGCGGTATTCTGTGGTCATGCCCGATCCGCACTATGCCGAGAGTGTTTTGCTGTTCAAAAGCAAGGGAATCTTTGCCCGTCAGGTAGATGACCTCGTGGACCCCCAAGGTCTGCTAAACGAGTGCAACGTCGAAGAGTTGGCGGAAGGAGCCTATGCCCAAAAATTGGGCAGCGTAATCGTAAACAGCACTGGCGTGTTGGGTGGGGAGGTCTACCCGCTATCAGGAAAATGTGTCAGTCTCTTCAAGCTCGGGCAACTCGCCGGAGCATACGCAAGATACTGCGTGACGGCAGACGGGTCTCTATGGCGCCGGGGGGCGCTTACTCCGGGCGCATTCACAAAAATATCCACGTCATTCAGCGGAAACCCATGTTCGATTCAATCGTTCTCTAATACTGATTTTACGAGCACCGTGAGTGCGTTTTTCTCGGATTCAAACGGTTTTTGGAAGGACGACGGAACATTCTCTGCTCCCCAGCAGGGAGGAATTTTTCCTCCACAGTTCCCGGTCACCGCTCAGTCTCAATCTCCAACGACGCTTGTCGTACTTGACGACTATGTGAGCGACACGACGCCATACACGTTTTCAGCAACAAGCAGCGATTCAATCGAAACCTATGTAAACACGAATCTTTCCTCTGCGGTGAAGGCAATTGGGATTCAGGAGGTGACGTACCCAGTTTCCACGGCAGTCGCAGACAATAATGCAATCTATTTGTTTCAGCATTTGACCATCGATACAGGATCAAATCAGGAAACAGTTTTAGTCCTCTTGGTGACGCCAACCGGGTTTGTTGCAGATTTTACAAAGACTCACTCTGTTGGGGCGTCAATATCAAGCCTCTCTCTTTCGGTTATCGTGCCGGCGTCCACAACCGCAACGATCACAGCGCCGTTTAGTGGGCTTCCGATAGGTCCATATCCTATCCCCTCTAGCGAGACTGTATCCGACAACCAATCTGATTACATTGGTCTCTATATGTTTGTCAGCGACCAAACGCAAATCCAGAGCATAACGCTAAGTTTTGATTGCGGAGACGGATCATTCGAGAGCGACTATTTCTATAAAGTAATTTCCCAAGGACCTTTGCAGGAGTTGACTACTTTAGCAACATCTTCTGCCTCTGGGACAAGTAGCGTAACTACTCTTCTAACGGAAGCTGTTCTTGAGGATAGTCTCAGCCTTTACGGAAATGGAGCCGGGTCTATCGGAGAACTGGATACAGGGAAAAATATCTGGACGCCGCTTCTCTTCCAGTTGTCAGATTTTTCTGGAGCAGGGATGGCGGACTATAAAGATGCGGTCTACAACTGGTCAAACGTCAACGGCTATCAGATCACGATTGTGATGAATGACAACTCAAGCTCGACGATTAAACTTTCTTCTCTGGTACTGTTTGGAGGGGCAGGTCCAGATACTCTTGGTGGAGTAGCCTATGACTATGTTGCGACGTTCTTAAATGACGTGGATGGAACGGAATCGAATCCATCTCCGATAATGACGAATCAGAACCCGCCTAACCATACGAACTGGGTCTACCCGCGGCGCCAGCCGGTGTTGTTAAAAATCAACACTAAGACTTACGGACCCGCAGGACAGTTGCAGGATGGTCAGATCGGGTATCTGAGAATCTATAGAAGAGGGGGAACCTACGGAGATAACTTCAGGCGAATAGACGAAATCCCGATCAGCATAGAGGGCGGGGGGATAGTCCAGTATACCGACACGGCACCGGACTACCTGATAGCCGGAGCGGATATGGTTTCGTTTACGAACGATGTTCCGGTTCCGAGTCTTCTTCCGGTTCCGGTGAATACTACACTGAACGCTGCTATTGTAGGAACATTACAGGTTTCTCCGTCAATCACAGGATCGAATCCGGTCGGGTCTACTTGGGTAAATCCAACCAACGCTACATCTTCATCACTTTATACGTCCGTGTCGGCACCTGCTTCGCAAGGGATTGGGGCCTTGCAGGGAGACTTCAGTCTTCCGAGCATCCCCTTAACCGCGACCATCACCGGAATTAAAGTCAGCTTTGATGCTTATACGAGCGTGCTCGGTCCTAAGATGACCGCAAGTATAAATATTCCCGGAGCCGCCCTTCCGGCAGAGATTTCCTTGACACTAGCTCCGCAGACTTATGTCTTTGGTGGAAGTGGAAATTTGTGGGGCACTACGATTACTCCTGCAATCGTCAATGCTGATTTTACTCAGACGCTTGTAGGCGGAGACAACTTAGGATCATCAGCGGCAACCGTCTATGTCAACAATCTAGTGGTCACGATCTATTACACGCTGCCAGATATTCCGGTGGGCTCTGTAGTGACGATAAACCCGGCAAGCATGGCGAACATCTCAGTGCGCCAGCAAGTCTTGTTGGGGAATCCAACGGCTCAAGCAAACAACTTTGAAACCGTAGTGGTATTGACAGTCGGAGTGAGTTCTTTCACTGCCTTTGTCCAGAATTATCATGCGGCTGGAGAGCAGGTCCAGGCGAGTATTAAGGTAGGCCAGCCGGTCTACGGCATGGTCATAGCTTTCAACAAGGCATGGTATTGGGGAGATCCGAACAACCCGTCAACGCTTTACTTCAGCACCGGAAACGCTCCGCAGTACGTGGGTGAAGCGAACAACATCATCATCTCTACGCCGGATGATTACATTACGGCCGTGGTGCCTTTCAAGGGAAATATCATGGTCAGTTGTATCAAAAGCGGATGGTGGATGGTTCCACCGGACAGTCCGGCAAAACAGGCACCATATCCCACGTCTTGTGCGCATGGTTGTGTGGCGCCATTTGGGTACGTGGCGACCGAAGAGATGATTGCCTACCAAGCCGCAGATGGTCTACGTGCTTTTACTGGTGGGGAGTCGGTGTACATGAGTCTCCAGGTTGAGTTCCTTTTCCAGGGCGTAGGTTCCACTCCGATTGTCGAAGCGGACCAAACGAAGTTGTCGCAGACGGTGGCTTCGTACTGGAACTCAATGGTATTTTTCAGTTACATCGGTACGGACGGAAACCGGCATCGGTTGGTATACCACGCTCAGTACAAGCGATTCAGGAATGATGACGTTGACGCGCAATGCTTGATGCTTGAGGCCGATACGAATCAGTTGCTCTACGGCGATTCAAACGGGCTCGTACACATTGACCGGCAAAACCTTCCCTACGATCAAGTATCAAGCGGGGGCGTACTGGCCGCGGGGCCGATTGCAATCAATCTCCAGACTGCTTACTCATTCCAAAGCTCGCCGGCAAACCAGAAACAGTACAACGCGATTGTGGTTGACTGCAACCTCGGGGGGCAGACCTTGACCGTCAACGCCTTGTTTAATGACGGCGCAATCACGGTCCCACTCGGAACGATCAGCAACTCGACTCGCGGCAAGATCAACCTGCCGTTGCTCAACGGACTCGGCCAGCAAGCCTACAAAATCAGTCTCCAGATCGTCGGGAATCTGTCCACGTTCGCGTACCTGTACCAAGCCGCTGTAGAGGCTCTGGTACTGCCGAGGACGAGGAAGACGTTCGACACTTACAAGATCAATATTTCGGAGGCATCTTCCAAATTTGCGCGCGACGTTTTCTGGATTTACTCAGCGGGTGCGCCGATCATTGTCAACGTGTTCTACGACGATAATCCAACGGCTGGATTCACATTTGTAATGCCGCAAGCTGGCGGCTTTCGCAATCCATTGCGGACCCGACTACCGGCAATCTCGTTCCGTACACTGAGAATGGTCGGAACAAGTACGGAGGACTTTATTCTTTGGCCTGATTCTAATTTGTGGTACAAGGTCCAGTGCCAAGGGAGAGGCTACGAGAAAGTATTGTTTGTGGAGCCATGAGCGGTTGACAACTTCTACGACCGGATGTAGAGTTTATTCATAACAACGCAGATCAAATCATGGGGAATGCGGCAGGCTTTCGGGTCTGCCGCTTTTTTGTGCCGGCAAGATTAGCGGCAAGGACCGGGGAAGCTATGGAATCCCGCACCACCACCTGCAAGCAATCCAAACAGGAAGTAGAGAACCATGATAACCACGAGCACGATGATAAGCACTCTGGCGATCTGCTTCATGGTGGGGTCAATGGCAGGGAACGAGTTTAGAGCCCAAAGAACTACTCCGGCAATGATTACAACGGCGATGATCCAAAACAAACTTAGTGGCATGGTGTACACCTCAGCCTCAATTGGAGGACGAAGAGGGGAATTTAACTGTACCGGAATGACCGATTGACAATAATGATTATCTGTGGGAAGATTTGGATATGAGAATTTTACTCAGTTCGCTATCCTCGTATTGCCTGCCATTGACGGGCCGGGGGCTTATGTGAACTGATTCCAAAGTTTGGAATTCACGAGCCGCCGGTCGAAGAGATCGGCGGCTTTGTTTTGTGCGGGTGTAGCCCACGTTGGAAGAGGCAACTGGTTTAAGCCCAGTTTAGGATCGGTTCGACACCGTTCACCCGCACCATGTACCGGAAGCGAAGGGCGAGCGGACGGTCTGCAAAACCGTTGAAGCCGGTTAAAGTCCGGCCCGGTACTCCAGTTTGAGATGTGCGGGTGTGGCGGAATGGAATACGCGGCTGACTTAGGATCAGTCTCATGGGGGTTCGAGTCCCTCCACCCGCACCAGTTTTGCCGATGTGATGGGAAGGAATACCTCTGAAGCTCAAACCTTCAGGCTTGTCGGCTCGTACCCGACCATCGGCACCAAGTTTGGAGACGTGGGAGAGCGGTCTAATCCAGAGGTTTGCTAAACCTCCGAACCGCAAGGTTCCATCCGTTCAAATCGGATCGTCTCCGCCAGTTTGGAAGGTGCCGCTGAATGGTCGGCGAACGGTCCTGAAAACCGTGGTGCGTCAGCGATGGCGTAGGGTTTCGATTACTCCACCTTCCTCCATTTTGCATCGCATGGTCGGGTGGACGGCCAGCAGACTGTAAACCTGCCGCTCTTCGGAGCAGCCCAGTTCGAGCCTGGGGCGATGCACCATACTTGCCAACATGAAAGAGTAGTGGCATACTGAAATGGCGAGGTAGAGAAGCGGCATCTCGCCAGCCTCATAAGCTGGAGACCGGAGGTTCGAGTCCTCCCCACGCAACCAATCCAAAGGCCAGTACCGTTCTGGCAAGAGTCTAGCAAACGGACTCGAGTCCGCAGTGGATGAACCTCAGTCGGAATTCTGCTAATGCGATGGGAGACTGGGCCGCTAGGCAAACAAAACGGAACTTTTGGTCCCATGGTCTAACGGCAATGATTCCTCTCTGTCTAAGAGGCGTTCGGGGTTCAACTCCCCGTGGGACCGCCATGCGGTAGCAGGGGTGCTGGTTCTCCAGCGATTCTCTCAAGATCGTGTACACGGATTCGATTTCCGTCTACCGCGCCAGTTATGGGGTTGAATGCAAAGCGGACGAGCACCATGACCTTCAATCATGTCCTAGTGGATTCGAGTTCCACCAACCCTACCAGAAAATGATTTGACAGAAATTGCGAACGGCGGTAAAGTAGGAAACATGATGAACCGAGCCCATACCGGACAGCCGACAACGCCACAAGCGTTCGGTAATCCCGTGTAGGCTTGGGCGCAAAGATTCAACTGCTACAACGTAGCAAATGAGGAAAAGCCCCTAGCCGAGAATAAGCGGTTAGGGGCTTTTTGATGTGCGGTAGCTCAATGGTCGAGCGTTCGCCTGTTAAGCGAGAGGATGTGGGTCCGACTCCCACCTGCACAGCCAGTTTGAAGTTGGGAAGAAGTTCAACGGGTAGAACGTCCGGCTCTGACCCGGAAGGTAGCAAGTTCGAGACTTGCCTTCCCAGCCAAGTTTGATCCGAGATCGGTTAACGGTAGGCCGCGAGTCTTTGAAGCTCGCTGTGTAGGTTCGACTCCTACTCTCGGAGCCAGTGAAGCGGTTTTAGTCGAGTGGTAAGACGTTGCCTTGCCAGGGCGAAAGCGCCGGTTCAAATCCGGCAAACCGCTCCAAATTTTGGAGGTTGACATGCCGCACAGGTTTCATTTGAATGCCGATCTCCGAGAAGTGTGGAAGAGGTTAGCAGAAAAACATAGTCGGGTTAGCTCAGATGGCAGAGCAGTGGATTCGTATCCCACAGACAGCGATTCGATTTCGCTACCCGGCTCCACTTTTAAGGAAAGAGAGTAAGACAGTGAGTAACTATAGGAGACCTGTAATCTCTGGGTTTTACGTATACCAATACGTGAGGACTTTTGCCTCCGAACACGGCCCAGCGGGTTCTCCTTATTACATAGGGAAAGGACACGGGTTAAGAGCCTATAAGAAAAATCCTATTGAAGCGATACGTACTCCAAAAGATAAATCGATGATTGTAATTATTGCCAAAGATTTGTCAGAGGACGAAGCGTTTTTCATGGAGAAGCAGCTAATAAAATTCCATGGGAGAATTAACCTTGGAACTGGATGCTTGAGAAATAGAACAGATGGGGGCGAGGGAGGATCAGGAGCGGTTAGAACAGCCGAAATGAAAGCGAAAGTATCTGCTGTGCATAAGGGATTGAGACACACAGCAGAGGCGATAGCCAAGATGATTAAATCTAGGACTGGTTCAAAGCGTTCGGAAGAAACCAAAGCGCGTATGTCGGCATCATTTAGGGGCCGGAAATTAGGCCCAATGTCGGAGGAAGAAAAAGCAAAACGATCTGCTGCTTTGAAGGGGAGACCTAAACCGCAGGGATTTAGTGAGAAGATTTCTGCGGCGAACAGACGAAGGAAACTTTCAGAAGAGAGTAAAGCAAAGATTTCTCGCTCTCTGACAGGTAAAAAGGCTTCCGAAGAAACACGGGCTAAACAGTCGGCAATCAGGAAAGGCAGAGTACCTGGAAACAAAGGTATGAAGCACAAGGAAGAAACTAAGGCGAAGATGTCTGCTTTACTGAAAGAACGTTGGGAGCGTGGTGACTATGACAATAGGAAAAAGCGCAACACTTCTTCTCAATGCATCGTATGAGCCGCTTCGCATAGTTTCAGTTAAGAAGGCTCTGACTCTTATTACGAAAGGTGTTGCTCTGGTTGAGGTTCCTACCGATGTACTTATCCATCGCGGACTTGGAATCTATGCTCCATCGGTAATCAGGCTTCGCGCTTATCGCCACGTCCCAATTAGGCTTCAAGTTGTAAGCCGCAAGAACATTTTTCTTCGTGACGGAGAAAGGTGTATGTATTGCGGAGAAAGGTTCAAGACTAGCGAACTAACTCTTGACCACATAATTCCAAAGTCAAGAGGAGGATCGCCATCGTGGAGCAACTTGGTTTCATGTTGCGCCAAAGATAATCACCGCAAGGCCGACCGGACGCCGGAGGAAGCTGGAATGAAGTTGCTTCGCCGGCCGCTGCCGCAGTCGATTCACACGCCGCGATTTTTGTTGAGGTCTCTCGGCGCCGAGGTAAATGAGTGGGGTCCGTTTTTATTCACGGACTCCGAAGGTGATAAGAGGTATGCGTTTAACTGAGCCGGATGCTCTGAGTAGCAGCAGCCCTTTGTACGGCCTGCGCGGTGGGTTAGATTCCCACATCCGGCCCCAACAGCTTTATGGGGACTGAAGCCAAACGGTGCGGCGCCTGTCTGTGGAACAGGTTCTAGTGGGTCCAACTCCCACCTTTCCCTCCAAGTTTTACGGGCCTATAGCTCAGATGGAGTAGCACCCCGTTTGCACCGGGGAGGTCGAGGACTCAAGCCCCTCTAGGTCCACCAGTTTTGCCGACTTAGCTGATGAGGTCATAGCAATCGCCTGAAGAGCGATGGAAACCCGCTCGATACGGGTAGTCGGCACCAAGTATGCGTTGGTGTAATGAAGCCAAAGTGAAGCTCGACGGAGCGTAGCGAAGGCAGTACAGTGGAATGCGTTTTGGGGCGATACGTAGCGGCTCAAGATCGACACGACTCTGGACGGATAGCACTCCCGCATTGGAGCGGGTGGAGACGGTTTGATTCCGTCACGCATAACTTTTAATCAGTGAGTGGTGTAATGGTTGCATCCAAGTCTTGGGAACTTGTGGTGGGAGTTCAATTCTCCCCTCGCTGACCATCTCTGAGTAGTGTAGTGGAAACATCCCGCGTTCGGGGCGCGGTGTCGGCGGTTCGAGTCCGCCCTCGGAGACCAAGTTTGAATGTGGGCGCGTAGCTCAACGGATAGAGTGCTGCGCTACGAACGCAACGATGGGGGTTCGATTCCCTCCGCGCTCACCAAATAAAAAGGAGGGTATGGGGATGCAGTTAGTAGATGGAACTATACCGGTATTTGGGGAAGCTGAAGAAAAGACTCTCAACCAGATTCGGACCTGTGCGAAAACCGCGGACAAAGTGGCATTGATGCCAGATAACCACCTTGGGTACGGTGTGCCCATTGGCGGTGTTGTGGCTTATAGAAATTCCATCAGCCCAACCGGAGTGGGATACGACATCGGCTGTGGAAACAAGGCCGTGTTGACCGACATGGAAGGCTGGATGTTGCGTGGCAGCATCAAGCCGATAATGGATGACGTATGGAATATAGTCAGTTTTGGGGTTGGGAGAAAGAATGACGACGAGCGTGTAGACGATCAGGTTTTCGAGCATGATGCCTGGAGTCTTTCAATGACCTCCCCGCTCAAGGAAATGGCTCATCAGCAACTTGGGACTTTGGGTTCTGGAAACCATTATGTAGATCTTTTTACAGACGAAGAAGACCGCGTTTGGGTGGGTGTTCATTTCGGTTCTCGCGGCCTCGGGCATAAGATTGCAACGTGGTTTTTGAAAGCAGCAGGAGCAAAAGACGGAATGGATGTGGAGCCATGTGTCTTGTCGGTAGACAGCGCACTAGGCAGCGAATATCTACAGGCTATGTCTCTTGCCGGCGAGTACGCTTATGCAGGAAGGAACTGGGTCTGCGACCGCGTGATTAAGATTCTTGGAGCTAAGGCTATTGAAGAGGTTCACAACCATCACAACTTCGCATGGCGGGAAGAGCATGGTGGTGAGATGCTGTGGGTTGTTCGCAAGGGAGCCACTCCGGCGTTCCCTGGACAGAAGGGATTCGTTGGAGGAACGATGGGCGAGAAGTCCGTCATCTTGGAGGGCATGGAGAACGAGGATGCCAAGTACAGCCTTTACTCAACCGTTCACGGCGCTGGCCGTGCAATGGGTCGCATGGAGGCGAAGGGGACTTTCGACCGCAAGACAGGCGAGTGCAAGCGCCCTGGAAGAGTAACTCAGGAGATGATGGATGGATGGGTAAGGAAGGCCGGAATTGAACTGCGTGGCGCCGGGTTAGACGAATCTCCAGACTGCTACAAACGGCTAGACGGAGTTCTTGCGGCGTGTGGAGATTCGATCAAAGTTCTTCACGTGTTGACCCCGGTCGGAGTGGCTATGGCATCTGCCCGTGAATTTGATCCTTACAAGGACTGAGCAGTTGCACAAAACGGAAAGTTGATGTACGCTGTACTTGCAGGTGGGAATTCATGCAGATCAGGACCAAACACGTGATAACCAGAATGACCGGGAAGCGGGTCATTTGGGGAGTCGTGTTTTAGGGTCTGCTGCGTTTTTGTTGCGACAGGCCCGCTCTCAGGAGCGGGTTTTTTATGCTCTTTGACATAGGGGATTAGTCTAATGGAAAAACGTCCGCCTCCAGAGCGGAATTTACGGGTTCGAGTCCTGTATCCCCTGCCAAGCCGCGCATCTCTGGAGAGAACGCAGGATTCATAACCCTGTTTGCTGAATTCGATTTTCAGGCGCGGCACCAAGTTTTGGGGGATAGCATCGGCCGTGCGGCGGAGTCTTATAAACTCTGGAGAGCGCCAGATTAGCGCAACGGGAAGGTTCGACACCTTCATCCCCTACCATGTGGGTTGCAAGCATTGTCGGCGATGCACTCGACTCTTAATCGAAAGAGCGGGGTTCGATTCCCCGGCGACCCACCAAGTTTCGGAGTCGTACTCGAATTGGATGCAGAGACCTGACTTTTAATCAGCGGGGTAACCCAATGTGGGTTCGAGTCCCACCGGCTCCACCAATGCTCCCGTATCGGCACTGTCTTCTAAACAGGAGGCCGTAGACGGATGACGCGGGTTCGACTCCTGCCGGGAGCGCCAGTTTGCCGCTGTATCTCTCCGGTTTCCTAAACCGGCAAGAGTAGTTGGATGACGCCGGTTCGATTCCGGCCAGCGGCCCCAGTTATGCTCCCGTATCGGTCTCGCCTCCGAAGCGAGTGTCCGTAAGTGGATTGATGTTGGTTCGAGTCCAACCGGGAGTACCAGTTTTGCGGATGTGGGCCAGTGGCGACGCCGCTTCTCCTACAAAGAAGAATTACCGCAGGTTCGAGTCCTGCCATCCGCACCAAGTAGAGCCGGGATATTTTAGTGGGAGACTGCATCCCTGGTACGGATGAGGCGCGAGTTCGATTCTCGCTCCCGGCCCCATGCTCCTCTCTTCCAATGGTAGGAAAGCCGACCGATTATCGGCCAATGCGGATTCGATTTCTGCGGGGAGCACCAAGTTTGCGGGGGATGACCAACTGGTAGGTCAGCAGCCTTCCAAGCTGCCGTCGAGAGACACGCGGGTTCAAATCCCGTCCCCCGCTCCATATTGCTCACCACAGATTCAAAATGTAGTGGTATAGTGTAGTTAAGAGATTGGTGGAGGGACCATTTGGAGAATCCACTCGAACAATTACGTGAAATTTTAGAATGTCAATGGGCAACGCTCTATGCAAGACATCGGATTGAGCGGTTGCTCAGAGAGATTCGCCGTGAACTCAAACCCAAACTCGCAACCTACTCAATCGAAGTTCGTTTCACAGGAGACTCACCCATGGCAAACAATGCTTTGACCCTCAATGTTGGTCAAACTTCGCAGGCGTCCATTCAGCCCCTTTTGGCCGATGGCGTCACCCTCTCTGGCGGCGTACTCTCTGCCGTCTCGTACACGTTCTCGGACCCGTCCGCGACCGTGGTTCTCAATGCTGACGGCTTGACCGCCACTGTTACCGGCGTAGCGGCCTCGGCCGGCGCTGTCACTGGAACGGCTGCTGCCACGGTCACTGATAATGACGGCGTGGTTTCGACCTGGACTCAGGCGTTCACAATCACCACGAACGCTGTCGTTCCGCCGGCCCAACTCACGCAAAGCGTGGCAGTGCAATTTACAACCCCGGCTTAGGCTTCCCCTATCCGCAGACGGGCCTCTTCTTCGGAAGAGGCTTTTCTGTTTATGCCTACATTGGGGTATACTGATTCCATGCCAGAGACGATCCAATCCGAATTTCCAAGGTTTCAGGTTGACGGATACTGCTGGGGGTGCGAACAGTATTGGATTCCGAAGATTTCAAAGACTGACGGGAAGCGTCATATCTTTCACGGAAAACCTGATTCTAGAATGTCAAGATCGGGAATATCGGAATGCAAGAACGAAGGAAGGTGTTTTGGTCCTGTTCCTGATGATGTCGTTACGCCGTGGGAACAGCACGGAAAACTAGTAGAGGTAGCTGGATAATGCCGAAGTCTTCCAAACTCGGAAAGATAAACTTTTCCTCCCTGTCTCTTCCAGAGAGCCAATTGATGAGCCAACTGATTGACAACGTGAACACTCTTGGCGGTCATAATGGGGAAGTCGAGTTGAGCAATCATCTCAACCTCGGTGGCAATAATATCAAGAATGTTGCGGCGCCGACCTCGGATAGTGATGCGTTGACGAGCGGGGCGGCGAAGACTTCGTACAGTGCTGCCGCTTTGAAGCCGCAGCTTCAGGCAAACAGCGGAAACTCTCTCGACACGTATCGGATGATAAATTCAAATTCACAGAGGGAGCAGCAAAGCTCCTGGTTGAACGATCTTATGTCAACTCCCCCAAACGCCAACAACATCATTCCGCTGACAACGAACTCTATCTCGGGCGGGGTAATCACTTCGTCTTCTCTGGGGGCTGGCGGAACTTCTGGGTACAGCAATGCTTCCAACCTGCCTACGACCACTTCGGGAAGCGGCACGGGGGCTTTGGCTGCGATTACGGCGGCTGGCGGGGTGGTCACAGGGGGAAGTGTTTTTGGAGGGTTGAATTATGCGATTGGGGACAAGGTTTATCCCACTCAGTCCGGCTCGGTTGGAAGCGCCTATTTCCTAGTGGCTGCAATAACAAATGCCGGAAGCGTGACGGTAACCATTCCGGCCAGCCCCTTCACTTTTGCCGATGGAAGTAAAACCTATTTGTACGGAAGGACGGATACCCTTTCCCTTCCTACCTCGTATGGAATCCATTCAATCTCCAGTGTGGGAAACCTTGTGACGGTGGTTACCTATGTAGCCACGGGGCTCACGGCTCAAAGTTCGATGACGATTGCCGGAGTATCCCCTGCGGGGTTCAATGGCTCATATCCGATCAGTTCAGCAACTCCGCCGTATACGTTCACCTATCAAGCCTCCCTGGGAACCGTTAGCGGGTCTGGGGGAAGCGTTGAAGTAGGGAACGTGTGGTACTACAGCGTCAAAAAGGGAAGCCGAATTGTCATTCTTTCGGGGCCGTATTCTGGCGATACTGCACAAAATAGGCTTCAGGTAAATTTTGATGGGAACCAAATAGTTGCTGTGGTGGTGTTGACGAACTCTGGTGGGCAGGTGTCATTGAGTGGAGGCGGCGGATCTCCGATAGTGGGTTCTCCGACCGCGGGTGTATTTTTCTAGGAGGGTGAAGTGGCAAATACCACATCAATCATTGTTGACAGTGTTCAAGTAGATCAAGCAAGCGGTCACATCACTGTACGGGTGCATTCCTCGACTACGGACGGGGTAAGTACATGGCTCGGGCCTACCCGCAACTACGGCCTAGACGCCTCTCAGTTCATCATCCAATTCAACAGCAGTATCGCTCAGGTGACCTCTTGGATTGCATCACAGCACACGGCGTATAACGGAGCGAATCAGACGTTGACCAATTCACTTACATCTCTGGCGGGGGCGGCAATCAGCGGACCTGCACTCAATCCTGCGGCCACACCATCGTTTTCTCCGTCAGCGGGAAATTACGCTTCAGGACAAGCGGTGGCGATCAGTTGCTCATCACCGGGAGCGTCCATTTATTACACCACTGACGGATCGACACCAACCACGTCTTCAACTTTGTACAGCGCCCCAATCACCATTACGTCCACTGAGACAGTTAAGGCGATAGCGACGGCAACGGGTTTCAACACCAGCGCGGTAGCGACCGCATTGTTCACTATCGGATTAACGGCAGCAACGCCGACGTTCTTGCCGGCGGCGGGGTCTTATACAACAGTGCAGTCGGTGGCGATTAGTTGCACGACGCCGGGGGCGGTGATTTACTACACTACCGATGGGAGCACGCCGACGACTTCATCCACTCTGTACACGGGCGCTATCGGAGTATATGGAAGCGAGACAATCAAGGCTATCGCAACGGCCAGCGGCTATTTGAATAGTGCCGTTGGAACCGCGGCCTACATCATCAATGCGTAGGGATTCTAATTTTTGGAGTGCCGAAGAGACAAGGGAGGCGTGATGGACGGCTGGAAATACATGACGAAAAACGCGGCGGTGATTCCGTTTTCTCCTGGAACCGCAGTTTACCGGGATGGAATGCTCTCTACGCTCTACTACCGCAGCAAGGAACTCGGCCGTTTGGAGTACATCATGTGCGGAGAAAATCCCTCTCACGACCAGTTCATTCGATCATTCGATGAATCCAAGAGGGTGACTCAAATACTCTGCGAGGTTGAGAATCAGGGGACTCCAGAGGAGATCGTTCATCCGGTCGGCTATGCTTGGGTGGAACTTCCAAAGGGGGTTGACGGGGAGAGAGCGGCATTATGCGGGTTCGCGTTTATCAAGAGAAGCCGCTATATGTACGATTTAGGGATGCTCGGAATCGCATATTGGACGGAAGGGTTGAAGATCGATGTCATCCACGGGGTACTTCTTGAAGAGAACAAGCCGGCGCAGAGGTTTGCGGAGCGGCTTGGGTTCAAGCATCAAGGCGTAGTGAGACGTTTCCACTTCTACCGCGGCAAGTTGGTTTCAGCGGTTGCCATGATACTTGAGGTAAATGATTTTACTCCAGCGTTCGAGAAATGGTTTGAGTCGAAGAAATTAGTGGCAACGAACGCCTAATCGGTTGTACCCTTCCATGTAGGAGTGCATCCGTGGGAAAGAGTTCAGGCGAGGACGCCCAACTACAGGCCAGTCAAGCGAATTTAGCTGACATGATGACGGCTTCTGGAAAACAGAGCGCCGAAGAGGGCTCCACTCTCTTTAATCTCGCCCTTCCTGGACTTGAAAAATCAGAATCCTATTACAATAAACTGGCCAGCGGTGATCCGAACGCGCTAGCGAGGGCAAACGCACCGGCCATTCAGAGCATTACCGGGCAGTCGAATCAGCAACTCCAAAACATCATGCAGAACGCCCCAAGAGGAGGGGCGCGAGACCTTGCAATCTCGGATGCGGACTTGTCAAAGGGGGCGCAGATCAGCAACCTTACGACCGGATCGTATACGGGAGCGTTCTCGTCTCTGGCAAGTTTGGGCGGTCAGAACGTGTCGCAGGGGAATCAGGCCACAGAGACAGGATTGCGTGGAATGAACTCGGCGTCTAACCAATATGGGCAGATTCAGCAGATTTCCAACGAGCAAAAAGCTACTCAAATGGGACTGTGGGGGAGTGTCGGGGGCTCACTGCTTGAGGCTGGTGGAGAAGCGTGCTGGATTGCAATGGCGTATTGGGGAGACTTCGACGAACGGACTCTCTTGGTTCGCAGGTGGCTCAATAGAGTCTACGCGAAGACGTTTGTGGGGTCTGCGGTCATGTGGATGTACCGGGAGTATGGGCAGAGAGTTGCGCGGCAATTCAAGAGGAACGCGGCGGTTAGGTTTGTCCTCAAGCCGCTGTTTGACTGGTTCCTATCGCAAGCGAAGAAATCGAAAGGAGCGCCTTATGGCTGCTAGTGGCGGTTGGCAGGGAATGGTTCAACAGGGAATTCAGCAGCAGTCGAAGAGCGGTTCCTCGGGAGGGTCTTCGAGCGGCAGCGGAGGCATGGGCGGACGCTTGAAGAAAGCCTCGTCTTCTGCGGGGAAGGCCATGCAGGATTGGGCCAATATCGAATCGTCTAACGCCGGGAAAATAAGCGATAGTATCCAGCCAGTTCGCTACAAAAAGGGTGGCAGAGTAGGAAAATCGAAGAGGAAGAATCGGGCTGTCCCGATCATCGCACATGAGAATGAGCGGGTGATTCCTGCCGACAAGCGCAAGAAAGTTGAGCGCCTGATGAAGAGAGCCGGGATGACGTTGACCGACAAGAAGCGCAAGAAGGACAAGCGGAAGAAAGATCGCAAAGACGCCGGAAGGAGCTAAAAATGAGTAGCGAAATTCTCAAAGGGAAAAACGGTAAGTGGGAACCCCACAAGGGAACTCCGTGGTACAAGACTCCTTTTATGAAGTATGGTGTAGAAATTCCGGCCATTCTGAAGCGCGGTGGCAAGGTACGGAAAACCAAGAATTCTGAGCGTCTAATGAAGAGCGCGAAGGGCAAGCGGAAGAAGGACGAAAGATCGGCGGGGAGGTAGTTATGGGAGACAGCGCAAGCGGCATAATGAGCATGGTTCAGGGTGGGGGAAAAGGCGGCGCGAAGGGCGGCGCCGGCGGCGGAAAGCCATCAAGCCCAGGGGGAATTGTTCTCCAGCAGGTAGGCAAGGCTATGGCCGCGGGTGGTCGTTCGGAGACGGAATCTGCGGGGAAATACGCAGAGCACATTCACCCTGTCGAGTATAGGACCGGCGGTAAAATTCGCAAAGCGAAACGCACTAAGGCCGAGGACCGGATCATCCCGAAACGGAAGAAGGCGAAGCGTGTTGGCGTTCATAAGGTTGGAATGAGCACAGTGGGCGGAAAGAAGCCCGACAAGAAGCGGAAGAAGGAACGCAAGGATTCATCGAGGTAAGACGTTGCCAGTAAATACTCCCCAAACCGAGATCAAGCCGTATGTCAGTACGATTCCGCTTGTTCAACTGCCCATGAACAATACCGGCGGCGGCGGGCCTGCGCAACCTCTAAATGGCCAATTTGGAAGACGTGGAACAGGTGCTCTGGCAATCGGCGATGCCATGCTCAAGGGTTTCATGCAGGGGCACAAGGTAAAAGAACAGCGGAAGCAAGCTCAAGCAGAGGCAATGTACAATTCTGCGCAAGCGGCGATAGGGGCAGCGAGGGATCAGTACCAGCAGAAAATCGACTCTGGAGAAGCGAAGCCGAACGACGAAAAAGACCCTGCTTTCATTGCATATAAGGGAACAACAGACACGGCTCTAGCTGGGATCAGTTCGATAATGATTCCTGATAAGACACAGAAGGGGAAGAAGAGCGCATCGGGAGGCTCTGGTTCAACGGGCGGCAAAGACAAGAAACAAGCCAGCGCGGGATTCAGCAACATTCGAGATTTTCTTGCGGCGAACCAGCATATCGTTCCCCAACTTGCTTTGATGACCATGCAGGCAAGGCCGCTAGGTCAGACCCAGCAAGGGAAAGAACAAAATGTTAAGTTGCAGGAACAACAACAGGAAGTCCAGAGCAAGCAGCAAGCCGCTGCGGACTCCAATATGGTTGCTCTATACGGCAGCCTTGATGAAAAACAACAGGCTATTCTCCCGCCCGAAGTAAAGAAGCAGGTGTTTGACGTAGACCCTGAGACCGGCGTCAAGCCAATCGATGCGGCAAAGGGAAGAATCGAGCAAAGGGAGCGGGAATCTGGAAGGGGTACTCCGAAGGAATACTCCTCTCCAGACGGAAGCCGTAGGGGTTGGTATGTTCCTGGGAGACAGCCGGAGGGATGGAACGCAACGGCAGGGAGCGCGGCGCCAAAGGCCGGTTCCGACGCCGAAGCAGAGGATAAGTTTCTAAAGGAAAAGTTTGGGGTAACGAGAGAAAACGCCACCACAGAGCAACTGACGGCAGCAAGGCAGCAAGCGAGGGCGGATAAAACTCTTCAGACAGCCACCACGAGTACGTCCTCTACCACCCCGCAGGGAGACAGGAAGACCACAGCGACGCGCAAGGCCACTCCGGTGGCCATACAGCCACCTCCAGCGGCTTCGAGGCAGGCTTCTCCCGCTTCGGCAGGGATCAGTAAGCCTCCAACGGCAAAGGCGTCTCCTACCGGGCAGGGAGCGCAAGGGATTGGCCGTCCACCGCAGGCTGGCAAGACCGCAAAGGCTGGAATCACCCCGCCGCCGGGAGGCAAGCAGACGGCTCTCACAGCCTCAGTAACCCGGCAGGCTACTCAGAAGCAGAAGGAAGGCTACCGGAAGGCTGAGAATCAATACAAGGCCGACCTTGCCGCTGCGGACAAGGCATTTGCAGCGGCTCAAAAGACGGCGGCTACTGGCGACCCGTCGATTCTCGAGGCTGCTCAACAGGCCAAAGATGCGGCCTACACCAGAGCGAAGAAGTTTCTTGACGGCGCAAAGCAAAGCGTTGCGGAAGAGTACGACTCTGCCGTAAAGTCGATTGGTGGGACAACAGGGGGACAGCAGCAGGGGACCATAGCGATTCAAGCTCCAGACGGAAATACCTACACATTCCCAGACCAGAAATCGGCTGACGCCTTCAAGCAAGCAGCCGGGATTAAGTGATGCCGACTGATTATGAAAAACTCGCAGGACAATTTGGTGGCGTAGTTGGGCAAAAGAAGGAAGGCCCAAACGTCGATTACCAGAGTCTCGCCAAGCAATTTGGAGGTTCGTCGAAGTCTCAAGCTGCCCAACCTGTTATTCAAAATGTAAGTAAGACCCCAAAGACAGACTTCGCGGCACTGGCTGAAAAGCACGGTGCAACCGCTGTTCAGACCCCACAGGAAAAGATTCTCCAAGCGACAGGCGCCGGCCCTCACCATGCGACAATTGGGCCTTCGTCAGTCGAATCGGAAAATGCCCGCAGTATGCAGAGCGGAACGTATGACGATTCGTGGATGACACCCGAGCAGAGAATCTATGCCCGCACTATAAACGAAGGGCAAAGCAAAGACAGGGCAATTGAAAGAGTCAGCCGATACAGGGATGGTGTGCAACTGCATCATCTAAATCCCGCAAGGGGTGAAGAATATGCTATGTCTTTGCAGTGGGAAGATGCAGAGAAGAAAACCCTCACGCCAGATGAGCAGGGAGGCGTATACCAGAGCGCATTGAAGAGGGCGCAAGATCACAAGGCAAAAGAAGAATCAGACCTTAAAAATCATCGCTTTGACACCTCTCGTACAATTGCGGACCCGGCGGAGATAGCGTATCACTCATTTTCTACCCCAGAGGAGTATGCGAAGCACTATGCTGAAGGGTATGCCTATGCCAGTGAGCAAGGGTGGAATGAGGAGCGAAAGCAGGAATACGCAGGACTTACCGATCTTGCCAGAGCAACGAAGAGGCTCGAAGTTGCCGGCGGAAATTGGTGGGATGAAATCAAGGGAGGAATAGCGAATACCGCTAGACTGCTGGGCATTCCAGAGCCACACGCGGAGCATCCCAACCTAGTCTCTCTCGCATCAAAATCCGTAGGTATTGAAGGAGGGGACACAGACCTTATCAGGGCAAAAAACAATACATGGGCCGACAGGGTTGGAGAGACAAGTAAGTGGAAAGGAATAGTAGCAAAAGGTAATGCCGGAATTTCAAATGCCTCGATGCGGCTTGGGGAAACTCTAACCAATCCTGCAATGGTGGCTATTATCGTGGCCTCACGGGGCGCAAGCCTTCCAGAACAAATGGGATGGGAAGCTCCTATTGCTGTTGCGAGAACAGTCAGAACCGTCTCCACTCTTGCTGATTATGGCTTCAAGATTCAGATGGCCGCTGGAGTAGGGCAGGACTATCAGCAGACAATGGAAGCGGCAAAGAAGGGGGATATTTCAGAAACGCTTGAATTTGGCCTTTCCGGTCTTGGCAATCTTGCAATGCTGGCGCATGGAATTAAAGAAGATGCTGCCAAGGCGGTAGTCACGAGCCATCTTGATGATGCCTCTAAGGAACTATTTGACGGGAAGAAATTTGGGCAATTAAAAACTCCGCAAGAGCAGTCGATTGTACTCGACAAGGTATGGAACGATGACCCTTATTTCCAGAGAGCGCATGATCTCATAGGGAAGGCAGACGAAAGAAACCTGAAACGGATTCAATATCGTCACAGCACAGCATTAAGAGAATCCTGGAATCCGATTGCGGCGGAACGGGCTGTAAGGAAAATCCATGCAGACCGGGAAGAGCTTGTTGCAAGGCAGCATGAGAGCGCGGTTCAGGAGTCAATCCGCAAAGCCGTAGAGGAGAACAAAAAGGCGGAGACAGTAAAGCGCGAGAAAATCATTTCCGACAACGAGGCCGCAAGGCAGCGGAACGTAAAGGCTAGAGAGGAGCGTGAGAAAGAGACTCCGCGCCCACAAGCCACGGAAGTAATTCCGAAGACGGTTGTTGATGGCGAAGAGGTTTATGGCCCCGTAACCCGTCTTGAGCAGAAAGCGTATATCGGCGTCGAGCCAGTCGGCAGCGGGTTTGGGGTTTATGTCCAAGACGAGGAAACAGGGGAGAAGCAGTATCTAAATTCCACAGGGTACTTCGGATCAGCAGAGACGGCCGCGAGTGTTGAGGATGAGGAGTCGGCGAGAACGCTTGCCAAGATTCAAGCTCTCAGGACCACAACAGCCGAAGATGCCGCAAAGGAAGATCATCTAGGAAATGTCACAGAGCAGTTGATTGCGAAGGAAATTGATTCTCGCCACGCTCAAGACATGACCGGGATTGGCGGTGATGAGCGTCTACCAGACGAGCATGACGCTGCTCGTGGTGAGGGCGTAGAAGGTCCGTTCGCAAATGGAAGAGAGCAATTCAACCACGAATTCGATGAAGCCTTTGAAAAGTCTGGAGTGGACTACGAGAAGAAAGATGCGACTCTCTCCCAGGCTGAAGCGTCTGCATGGGATCTGACCAACGAAAACCTGAATATGCTCACGCGGTCTGGAGACAGGATTGTTGACCGCAGAGGCAATGTTTGGGAACTTGGGGCCGACGGGCTTCTTCATGGTCCAGATGGACAAAAAATTCCTTTGAAGAAGGATGGAATTTACTCTAATCTGGCAATGAATTTAGCGGCTTATGGACGTATCCGCTACGGGGAGATGACAAGAGAAGAAAGGTTGTCTCGGGAAGAGCGGGACAGGGACGCACAGCGGGCGGTTGCTTCGATTGACCAAGAGTTGCTGGCGACAGGGGCAGAGCCTATTCCTGAAGAGAAACTGGCGCGTGTGAGGGATTACTCGAACCGGCGCCGGCAGAGCCGCGCAGAGCGCACAAATCCGCAAGAGGGAGAGCAGGGTCCGGCGCCAGACACCGAGCAGTCACTTATAAATCTTCTCACCCAGGTCGGAGACGCTGGTTGGGCAAGCAATCCTGAATATGCGGCCGGAAGACTTCAAGAGGTAGCCGACAGGGAAGGTGTTCCGGTCGAAGCATTGGTTCGTCAGAAACTCTCTGGCAGCGAAGATCCTCTGGCGAGGATCGCTCAGTTGCAGCCGGGGAACACAGTTCAAGACGCTAACTGGAAGGGGCGCACTTGGACCGTAAGCGAGAGGAAAAACGGAGACTTGTATCTTTCCTCTGGAGGCGCACAGCACGACCTCAATCCCTTAAACCCAAGCGATGTAGTGCGCAGGATTGTTGGCAAGGGAGACAGCATCGTTTTCAATAAGCCGGAGCAGTTAGCGGAGGCCGCATCTAAATCCGTGTGGGTTGAGAACAATCGGCAAGCGACTCAAGGGGTCAATGACAGGGCGGGAAGTCCCGCGCCGGAACCTCGTAACGCGGAAGAGGCAAAGGAGTACGTTCAGGCGGCAGAGGGTCGGCAGGAGGCCGCTGTTGCTGAGGTTGTTCGGTCGATAGGTGATGCGTTTGATGTCAACGCCGGCACTACGGAACAGGATATTGACAAGAGGGCACAAGCCGTAAAAGAGGCAACGGACACGCTTCATCGTGCAGTGCAGCAAACCGCGGATGCGGTAGGGAAAGCCGCAGGTAAGGGCGATTATCCAAGTGGAGGGGGAATTCTTATAGCCCGTCGTGGCGATCCTACCCAGGTCAACAAAGGGAAGGAATCTCACCCGGGGCAGTACGCTCTTATGGACATTGAAGCTCCTATTGTCTCTCACAGGTGGAATGGAAACAATCTGGAGGACAACGAAGAGTATGTTCCAAAGGAAATGCAGTACAGAGATTTCGATGAGAATCGGACGAAAGATGTCTTAGGGGAAGCTCAGCCTGAAAACTTCACGCATCGGCTTTATTTTGATACAGGATATGGGCCGGAGAATGGTCCAGCGATTCTCGATTCGTATGGCCGTGTAATTGGAGGGAACACAAGACTTCTACGGCTCAAGAAGTGGCTTGAGAACATTTCTCGGATGGGGGATACGAAGGCCCGCGATGCGGAAATGATTGTTTTCAATGATGCCGTAGCAAAGTTCTCCGCTAAGGTAGGTATTAAACACGTTCCCGATGATGGAAGAACCTACATCCCTGTACGGGTCTTGGATAAGCCGATAGACACCGTGGGTGAAGCGGCTAGAATTGGAAGATTATTCAACGACCGCAGTTCCGCCCAGGTAGGAGAAAACGTAGAGGCGTTAAGCAACGGGAAACTACTTTCCGATGCCGACCATCAAGAGCGTTTGGATGGGAAGGATGGAATCCTAAGTGAGATTGCCAGTAAAATAGCTGGCAACGACATCTCGACCGTAAGAGCGGCGATTGACGATGATCCGTATTGGTTTGCCAAAAAAGCTAGAGAGTATTTCCATATTCCACCTACCGAAAATGCGGCATGGTTCGATAGCGTTGGGGAGGATGCCACTCTCAACAAGGCGGGGAAGGATAAGTTTGTTCTCGCTCTTGTCGGATCTCATATTCTAGATGTAGAGTCTGTGCGGCTGATAAGCGGAACTGATGCAGAATCCTCTCTGACAAAGGCAATTGGATCGGTAACAGCACTGAGAGCTTATTATCCAGGTCTCACAGAGAAAGTTACTGAGGCTGTTTCGGCGGCGGCAAAGACTCGAAGATTCAGGAGAGAAGGCGACAAGCCGATACCGGCATGGAATCACGTCTATGGGAACGGAGATTTCTTCTTAGGTAAACCAGACGAGCCGAGCCGCGTTACGCAAGCTGTCTATGTCGCTCTTCTTGATTCAAAAACGACACGTCTCAATGGCGCCTTGAATGACATGATTGTTGGTGAGCCGGGGATGGAAATGTTGTTTGCTCCGAAAGTAGAAGGGCAAGAACTCCACACCGCCGCGGACTATTTCAATGTTGCTTTTCGTCCAGAGTTGGAGAAGATCGCAAAATCACAGGGGAAGAAGTTTGAGCCGGTAACGCAGGAGGAATTTGAAGCGGCTCTGCAAAACCGTTATGAGGCTCCTAAAGAGGAGAAGAAGCCAGAACCGCAGCCAGAGGTAAAAGCAGAAGAGATTCCAAAAATTGGAATCGAGCCACCAGCCGAACCGAAGGCCGAAACGGAAAAGGGAATCAAGCCGCCGCCGAAGACTCGTAGCGAAAAAGAAGTTGCCAAGGATGTGTTGCTCAATCAAGTGCGCGAGCAGGGCTATGTTGATTACGAAGGATTGAAGACGTTTGTCTACGCTGATGAATCAACGAAGGAAAACGCAAAATGGCACATGAAGAACTTCCATCTGGTTTCAGAGGCAATTTGGGAGTTTGAGAAACCGGAGGGGGTTGAACGCAAAGACGCTCTGAAGTGGGTTCTTGAGAGGAAAAAGATTCTCAGCAGCATAGAGCGCGACAAATACTTCGAGAGAGGCAGGGGACGAACCGAGTGGGACGAAATCGGTAAAACATCGCGTGTGTATCTCCACGAGAAGGCTGACAAGACGACTGTCACGCATGAACTATGGCACGCATTCTTGCCTTTTTTGAGCGATGAAGACCTTCGCGCCTTGAATACGATCACGGGACCGACGAAGGCGCTTTGGGATGGAAAAAGCAGGGCAGATTTAGTTGGGAAAGTTCTTGAAGAATTCAGCGAAAGAGCTATTGGGGGTATTGAGAAATATAACCGCGACGAGAATCCAAAGTTGTTCTCTGCTGAGACCGGGAAGATTCTTGCGAAGTTGAAGGAGATATTCCAGCAGGTCTACAAGAAGTGGCGTGAAGACCCGCTTCGTCCGTTTAGAGTGACGGACGATGCCAAGGAGACACTAGACCGCATCTACCATGTTACGGGCATGGACCCGGCAGATGAGTTTCTGACCGAAACCGAAGCGGCTGAAAAAGCCAAGAAGAGGATAAAGAATCCTTCGGATGTTGTAGATCCGATTGAGCAAGCAAGAAAAGATACAGGGGCAATCTTTGTCCGCCGTGATGTGAAAGGGGTGATTGAGGCCCGTACTCACGAAGGCGCGAAGGATGTAAAGAACATCCCAGGTAAAACCGTAGTTTTTGCGTTTGACGATTACGCGAAGGCTGTTATGGCTTTCACTCCTATAGGCCGAGAGACGAGGTATGGATCGTCGGGAATTCAGGCTGATGCAGCGCAGTTGATAGAGATGGACGATGGCAATTGGGGTGTAAAGTTCAACACTAAAGGGAATGTTCCGCCGACCGTCATGTTCCAAGAATCACAGCCTGAAACTCGCGGAGAGATGGGAGCACGTCGAAACCAATTGAAGAGAGAACTTTCCGCATTGCCGCGCCACAAGATTCTCGACAAGCAGTTTTTGCAGATGCAGATTGACGACCTTGAAAACAAAATCGCAGCGGAATACGGAACGGAAGAACGTGCTCCGAAGACCGATCCTGAGTTAGCGCATAAGGTGATGGAGGAAAGAAAAAATGAGAGAGCCAACCGAGTACGAGAAGGAACTCATGAGGCTGCTGGAATTCAAAGACCTCCAACAGTTGACAGAGTTTCTGGCAAAACCGAGTTGGGGATGCCACGACATGACGGAGCCGGAGGAAGTCCCGCCATACGAGGATTCGGTGTAGACCGCGTTGAGCCGATCAGAATGCTTCCGTTGAGGGAGACGAACGATCCGGTTGTCGGCAAGACGGCGGACGATGCCCCTGAAACGGAAGAATCGTGGAAGAAGCGGACTGGCAAAGCGGGGATGTCTACAGAGTCTCCTCTTCCGATCTGGGCTATTACTGAGCGGACGGCAAGGATTCTCGACGAAGACAAGCATCCCGGTCAGGCACCTACGGTACAGATCGTTATGTCGGCATTGCAGCGCGGCGACGGAGCGTTGGTTGCCAGCGGAACAGGAACGGGCAAGACCTGGACAGCGATGGGGATTATCAGCGAGTTTGGACGAGACCGAGAGGCCGGCGATAAGCCGTTGACCCTATACATAACCCGCAACCGTCCATTATTGGAGAAAACCGCAGATGAACCGGCAAAAGCATTTGGCGTTGACCTCAGTCTCGATACTCCAAAATTTGGAATCGAGAACGGAACGTATGGAGTGAGCTATCAGACGGCTCTAAGAAACCCCGTGTACCAGAACATCAAGTGGGATATGGTGATTGCGGATGAGGCAGGAGAGGCAAGGAACTGGTTCAAGAAAGCAGAGAATAAGAAGGGCATGAGCCAAGGTCAAATGCTCATGGCGATCATGCAAAACGCCAAGAAGGGCGTGTACATGAGCGCAACTCCATTCCACACTCCGCTGGAGGTTGGATACCTTGAGAAGTTAGGACTCTGGAAGAAGGGCGGATACGAGGAATTCCTGAAGAGCAATTTCAAGACTTACTACAAAGACAAGACGCTGGTAGCCGAACTCGATCCTGTAAAGATGGCAAAGTTGCGCCAGCAGTTGATCCAACGCGGCCAGATGGTATCGCAGACTCTCTCCTACGAGGGGTTCAATGTCCACTTTGGATTTGTGCCGATGACAAGCGCCATGAAGCGCGGCCTTGACACGATTTCCGGTCTGATGGAAAGAGCGCGGACACGTACAAAACTTACCGAGGGGCTATCTCCAAAAAGTATTTCCGCATACGAAGCGCAGTTCACGAAGGCGTTTCTTGAGCGCGAAATGATTCCTAATGTCATTGAAATGGCAAAGAGGGACATAGAGAAGGGGTACAGCATAATCATCGCGTCTCCGACCACAGATGAGGACTTGTTCAGGAAAGAGAGAAGCGGTGAACCAACTGCATTTCAGCAGATGGATGACGCCATGAACGGCCAGTTTAGCCGATTGCTTCCAAGACTTCCGAACGTCTTCGATGCGTTGCAGGCAGAATTCGGGGATAAGATTGGAAACTACAGCGGCGTCAACCAGTCGGATACCGGGCGTGAAAAGGTGCGAAAAGACTTCCAAGACGGGAAACTTCCGATGGCCTACCTGAGCATCCCGGCTGGAGGTATCGGAAGCGACTGGAACGACACGAAAGGTGACAAGCCGAGATTGATGTATGTGTTGGGACCGCCTTACTCTGGAGTGCTGTTAGAGCAGACCCTTGGCAGGCCGTGGAGAGACGGAACCAAGTCCGATGTCCATGTAGTTTTCCTTGGGACCGACGCGGCGCCGCAGGTCAGGATTATGAAGGAACTTGTGGCTCCGAGGATGCGGTCTATTCGTGCGGCCGTGCATGGCATAAAGGACTCTCTTGCTACGGCAATGGAGAACTACAGCGACGTGGAGAGGACGCGGGCCGAGCAGGACACATTGAATTTTGCGAACGGCAACGAAATCGAGGTCAAGGCCGCAGACTTTGGAGTGCGTCACGCCGGCAGAGTGGTAGGAATCGACAGTTGGGATGCAATCCAGATTCCGCCGGCATCGGAGGCAATGAACAAGGGCTTGAGGACTGGGGCTCAGGAGGGGGCGGACTGGACCAATATGTACCAGGACAAGGAAAGAGCCTTTACTCCGCCTCCGACGAACGTGAAAGCGGAAAAGGCAATCAACGACATAGCCGAGTCCGCGGCGAAGAATCCAGACATCCCAAAGGAAACCATCGCTCTTGGGGCTGCACACGCCTCAGAAGTGGCCGGTATAACCCCAGAGGGCATTGACCCTGCCGAAGCTGGAAGCTACGCAATGAAGGGCGAACTTCAGAGTCACGGTTTTACCTATGATCCCGAAACGGGCGAGTGGTCTGGCCCTCTCTATCATGCAAAGAAGATGCTTGGCAGAGACACGAGCGGCCTTGAAGAGCGCAGGCTTGGAGAGTCGGAAGAGCCTACTTTCGGTCAGAGAATCAAAGAAAAGATCAGGATTCCTGCTATCAATGCGGCTAGAAAAATCGGTATGCAAGACAAGGTGAGGCGCTGGTTTGACAAGGAATATGCAAACTATCAGAAGCGTACTCTTGGCATGAACTTCAGGATGAGGGCTTTGGGCGTATCGAGAAAGAGCGGGTACTTAGAAAAGACCGGAGCGGTTTTTGACAAACTTGACGACTATCAGCAGAAACAAATGGGAATCTCTGGAAACTTCCAGATGCGTTTGATTGATATTTTCAAAGAGAACAAATTGGAATGGAATTCAGACGGTCCAGTGGAAGGGAAGGTTAAGGAGTGGCTGCGTAGGCCGGGTCATGACGATGTACGCGAAGTGTGGGATGTTAAAGAGGGGCGTGTAGCATCGAACGATCCTCGTATCAACAAAGCCGCAGAGGAATTGCGTCTGTTGATGGATGAAGCGAACGAGTTGGCAACTAAAGAAGGTGTACATCGGGAAGACGGCAGCATATATGATGTTCCAAACAACCCGCATTATATGCCCCATGAAACAGACTGGGACATGGAATTGACGGACTCGGAGACAGGAGAGATAAGGACTCTTTCGGAAGTTTGCGACGATAAAACTCTCGACGATGTAGCAAAGTTGCGCTATCTCGAAAAGGAGAGACAGAGATTGAAAGTAGGAACGGGAGATGCGCATCGTTGGCTTGGGGAGTTAAGCAGAGACCGTGAGCGCCGCTTGAAGCGTCCTAGAAACCCGAATGTAACCACGAAAAGGACGGTTAATCATCCGTTCTATAAGAAAGATATTTGGGCATTGAATAAGTATTTCGACCAGCTTGGAAGCGCAGTAGCGTTAGAGTCCACGCTCGGTCACGACATGGGCAAGGTTGGCAGTTTGATTGCCGACGTTCCTAGTTCTGCATTGAGAAAAGATTTGACAGAAAACTTGAAGCTGTATTTTGAGTATCAAGACTGGAACACAAGGGTTGGAAGAATGTATCGGTTCATGCAGCCTTTCGAGGTCATCACGAAGATGAGCCTGTCTCCGATCTCGGTTGCATTCCACAATGTTCATGCCGGACAACTCGGTCTCAAGCCGTGGTTTGTCGGAAATTATAGGATGTTTCGTCATCCGAAGGAGAGAATGCGTGAAAAGTTTTATGTCGGGGTTGTAACGCCGAGAATGAATCCTGCGCTGATTGAAGGAAAGAACTTTGGTGTAGCCAAGGAAATGCTAAAAGCAACAGGATTTAGCGATGTTTACAACTGGCAGCGGGCTACCGTTGGAGAGATTGCTTGGGCATGGATGGACCTTGACGTTCTCAGCGATTTGAAAGCTGGGGGAAAGCGGGCAGAGACTTCAAGGCGTTTATTGAAAGATCGTATGCTATTGAGCGACGACGAGATCAATAAGGCCGTGGCAAACAACCGCTGGGACGAAGAATCGAAGTGGAAGGCCGAAAGGGTGTTTGCCAACAAAGTTGCATTCACAGAGCAGCCGGAACAGATGCCGAGAATGGCAAAACTGAGTATGTCTGAAGGTCTTGGAGATGCGGAAAAGAATCTCCATGCCGTAGCACACGCAGCTTACAACCTTCAGTCATTCCAGATCAAGAGTTATTCGGGGATCAAGGAATGGTATTTTGATGAGGTATTCCATCATCGCAACTTCAGACCACTGTTGCCGTTTTTCTTGCTTTATCCGGCCGCTGGATTTGCCTTAATGAATCTGAAGGCGGGAGTGAAGCACGGGGCTCAGAAAGCATTTGAGGGAGCAACGGGACAATCTCACACGAGGGACAGTTGGGATAATTTACTGGAAGATTACAGGGACTTAGAGAAGCATCCATGGTCCGGAGCCCTTAAAATCTGTCTGGATAGCCTCTTCATCGGCATGGCGAACGACAGAATGAAGATGTGGACAGATATTGGCATGATGGCCGCAGAGGGAGAAGAGAAGAAGCTGTATAAGATGATGGGGTACATGGCAACCGACGAATTGGATCGTTTGGTGGGAAGCATCTACAAGGATATTTTCATGGCCGGTTCGACTGTTCCCAAAGCCGCAGATGACACCAGCAAATTGAAGAACCCCACGGTAAAGAAGTTCGGGAAGAATCTGGAAAAGGAATCAGCAAAAGAGGCGAAGCGGATTGCATGGCCTCTTGGGACGATCCCGAAGGTAAACGAATGGTCCGGCACGAAGAAGATCCAACCACCCCCGAAGTAGTTGCGCTATACTGCGTACATGGAGGAAAAAGATATGGCGTATCATCTAATCCGAAAGACGAAAGAGGATGAAGTGTATGGACAGGACAAGAGGATTAATCGAAAGATTGAATTTGGTACTGGTAATTCAATGAAATATAGTCAAAAATGCACGATGGAATGTGACGAAGAAACCTTCGAGAAACTGGAAGTTGGACGCTGGTATCAAATCAACATTGAGGCAGTTCCCACCATTTGAGGATGTATTCGGCATCAAGCCACCACCTAAGTAGGAGGTAAACCGCAATGCCGTGGACATCGCGTGAAGCGAAGAAACACGACCGAAAGGCGAACACTCCGAAGAAGCGTCGGATGTGGAGTCATGTAGCGAACTCAGTGCTGAAGCGTACCGGATCTGACGCTGCCGCGGTGAGGGCTGCAAACGGTGTTGTCAAGAAGTCGAAGCGCAAGGTGAAGACCCGCAAAACGTCGCGCTGAGGTAAACTGCGTACATGGACATAAGGGTAGAGAGAAGCATCGCCGGTCCCGTCCTAATCAGGTTTGGAACTATCCTCAACGGCTTTGCCTGTGCCCTCACTGACGGCGATGCGATTAAGTTGTGCGATTCTATTAGGCGTGTTGTGGAAGAGCCAACCACTAGAGAGCCAAACGGTCCCAACGTGATAGTCATGAAAGTAGCTGAGTAGCGATGCCTTGCGAATGGTACAAGACTGCTGATGGAGTCGTAGTCCACGTCAACCGCAGAGGAGCCTCACCCGGACGGTTGATGAAGTGCAAATTCTGCAACTACAACTACCGTGAGAATGAAGGCAAACTCTGCGACTTTCCTGTGGGCAATGGCAAGACGTGCGATGCCGCAATGTGCAGGAGTTGCGCTCACCCTCTAGGCGCTCAGGAAACCGATGCGGGATCAGGATTGAAGCGGCTTGGTGATACTATTGACGTGTGTCCGATTCATCGCGGGCAACCGTTTCCAAAAAAGGAGGCGTAATGTACATCACGTGCAAATCTCTGTGGGACGCTGGAATCACAAAGGATCAGGTCTCATGCTGCGGAAGCTGCCACGTCGATGAAGACGAATTCGACATCGCACTCACTGAGATTTATCCAGACGAAATCGGACTCCCACGGAGCGATAATTCGATAGGTGCTGTCTGCTGCGCCGTGAATAACTTTTTAGATCACACTGGCAAGAGGCGCGAACTACTCACTCAGGTTTACGAATTGCAGTCGCAACCTGCTTCGCCAACTCCATCTTCGAAATAAAATCGGCCAATAGAACGTCTCGACTCGGCTGCTTCATCATCCAGACAATCTTTTTCTGCAAAGCCGCGTCTTCGGAAAAGGCTGCATCGGTGGGAACGATGGATTCCTCTGCGGCTTGGAACTTGCGTTGAAAGGCGATAATCTCAGGCAGTAAAAAGGGGGCTTTTTGTTTGGCGAGATGCCGGCCTTGACGGGCGAATATAAGGTCGCGCACGGTCGAGACAGAAAATAGGCAAGCCTTGTTCTTGCTTTTATAGCACGGGATTTTGTTCTCAGCTAAATACGATCTTGCATGACTCAATCCCCACCCCATGATCTCCGCAACTTCCCTAATGGTGAGCAGGAACGTCAAGGGCAGGTCGATGTTGACCTCATTGTTTTTGGAGAGCATGACGGCCGCAAGCCGCAGGCGTTCGGCGTACTCGGGGGTGGGATCGAGGTAGCGGTAGTGTCTAGCCTGATCTCCGATTCGGACGAGGTATTTCTTTCGAGCCAAGTGTTGAACTTGGTTTGGAGTCAATCCGAGAACAGTGCATATTCCGTGGATGGAGAGCCAGCGTTGAGGTAGAGAATTCATAATCTGAAGTATACTGCCTACAAGGATAGGATATGAATGTAATCGACTACGTGCGTGAAGAGGTTAGCCGGCAAGGGCATGATGTTACCATGCAAGACGGCATAGAACGTGTTGGATGGATGCTAGACGCTTGGGCGTGGGCTCTCAACTGGTTTGGCAGCGGCGAGAAACTTACGGTTGACGACGCGCTTAAACTTGGAACATTTGTGGAGCCTGGAAAGAATCCTCATGGGCAAAGAAGTTGCGGCGTTCGGGTTGGGTGGCGTGTCTGTCCACCCCCAGAAGAAGTGGAACCACGGTTGAAGCGTCTTTGGGAGGCGGAAGAAGGGATGACTCCGCTTGAGTTCTACAAGGAATTCGAGGAGATACACCCGTTCGTAGACGGCAACGGGCGCACAGGTAAAATCCTTCTCAACTGGAAGAACGGAACACTGCTCAACCCGATCTTTCCGCCAAACGATTTATTTGGAGAGCCTATTCGGAATCCGTAGACTTTGGCTTGCGGCCACCGTGGTATCCGTCTGGACGAGAGCCGGCGCCGTGGCTTTTGGCCGCCATAGAAGAAAAATACTCTTTCGACAGCTTCCGTTTCGCCGCGGAGATGGCTCCGATCTTCGCATAGTAGTCGGGGTCTTTCTTGCTCAACTTCGGTTTGACAGGTTGGGCCTTCTGGACTTTCTTGAGGGTAACGGCTTTGGGCTTCTTTACGGTTTGCGTCTTCATGTAGGCATTATCTCTCATGTTTGCAGCGGTTTGCCACTGAAAATGATTATCTAAAAAACAGGGGGGTTGACAATCTTAAAACGACTGTGCAACGATAGTGTGCATGGGAAACAAGACACGACAGTACAGCGCAAACAACCTGCTAACCATTGATGGTGCGGCTTTGACGCGGGCTAGGATAAAGTCGCAGCTTTCTATGGAAGATTTGGTGCAGGGTTTCCACGGCTGCAACAAAAGCACGATCAGCCGATGGGAGCAGGGAGTTCTTTCGCCCTCAAGCGAGAGGCTTTGGAAACTGGTGGACCTGTTGGGCACCTACGACTTCGTAAGGCTTAACGGTAAAGCGGTCCTCACAAAAGACGAAATCGAGGCTGTTCGGCAATTGAGGGGAGCATGATGAACCTCTACGAGAAGTCGATACATGAGGCATGGCGTAGTCAAGCTGAGCGGGTAGAGGCGTGGAATGGCAAGAGGCTAGTTGATGTGTGCCCATCCTTTGAAACGCTCTCCAGGCTGGCTGGTCGGCCTCAAGCGATGACGGCGGAGAGGTTGATTGTTAGATTCTTCTCCAAGGTAAAAATGCCTCCAGAAAGGTTTGGATGCTGGATTTGGACAGCGAAGAGAAATGCGGCTGGATACGGACTGTTCAATCTTAACAACCGTTCTACTTTAGCGCATCGAGTGTCGTTTCTTTTGTTCTTTGGAAAAGAGATTGCGAGAAATACGGAGACTATCAACGATATGTGTCTGATGCACAAGTGCGATACTCCGCCGTGCGTTAATCCGTGGCACCTCTCGCTCGGAACGATTGCCGAAAACAACGAAGACATGGCACGGAAGGGGCGTCGTTCCTATGGAGTTCATGACTGTAGGGGAGAATCGAACGGTGCGGCAAAATTAACCAAAGAACAAGTGCTAGACATACGCGATCTTTGCAGTGTGGGACATTTGTCGCAGAGGGAAATAGGCGAGATTTATGGTGTCGAAAAGGGGACAATAGGTAGTATTCACAGAAGGGAAAATTGGAGGGATTTGGTATGAGCAGCACAGCACTCACGCATTATGAACCGGGCGCGTACTTGACGCAGTGGCGGGAACCGGAAGAGGTTCTCGCTGAGGCAACGAAAGCTGCCATTGCTCTCAAGAAAGTTGTCTCCATGAAGAAATCTCCGGTCATGTTTGGCGGAGAACAATATCTGGAGCGTGAAGATTGGGGAACAGTCGCAAAGTTCTACGGATGCACGGCCAAAACAATCGAGACTCGCTATGTGGAGTTTGGCGGCGCTCGTGGATGGGAGGCTGTGGCTGTTGTGATCGACCGCAATATGAGTGAGGTTGGTCGCGCAGAGTCGATGTGCCTTTCGGACGAGGAACAATGGGGAGAGGTCGCAAAGTACGAGTGGAAGGATGTCCTCGACGATAACGGGAAAAAGATTTGGGATGCCAATCTCCGCAATGGAAAGGGCGGCTACAAATCGCAGAAAGTTAAGGTTGGGACGACTCCTAAACCGCTCTTCCAGCTTCGATCTATGGCGGCAACCCGCGCTGAAGCGAAGGCTCTCAAGGGCGTATTCTCTTGGGTTGTTGTCCTCGCCGGTTATCAGCCCACACCCGCCGAGGAGATGACCGGCAATGAGCAATTCGAGGAACACGAAGACAGAGACAAGAAGCCTCCAGTCCAGCAACCCACCCGCGCCAGCGAGAAGAAGCCGGAAGCGCAGCAGGCCGTCCAGCAGCAGACCACTCAAGCCGCAGAGAAGCCGGGGGAGAAGGTCATCTCCGGCATCATTGAAGGCGCAAAGCAATCTCAGGCCGGCAGTCTGTGGATTACGGTGAAGGGTGAGCCCTTAGCCGCGGTAGTGGACGAGAAGAACATCGACGGAGACATGGTGGTTGGGAACTTCATCAAGTTCCGCGGCTTGCTCAAGTGGAGCGAGAAGCTGAAGACTGACAAGAACCCGCATGGGGATTTCTATTCCCTCGTGGCGTTGATTGAGTTGTCTCCAGTGCAAGAGGCAGAGGCGACAAAGGTTGAAGATGGGAAGCTGGCGCCGGACGCATCGGCTGTGGCTGATGAGATGTTTGGCAAGGAGAAAGCGGCTGGAGATCCCGCGGCCGGCAATGCTGCAATCGAGGACTTGAAGAAGAATGGGGCGGTCACAACGGCAGCGAACCTGCCGGCGGCGAAGGCGGGAACTATCGGCAAAGGAAGGGCGCAGCGGCTTTATGCTATCGCCACACAGAATGTGAAGAAGACCGGCTTCACAGAAGAGAACATCAAGAAGGTATTAGCGGCTATGTATCCAGGGCTGGCGGAGTATCATCTTTCGGATCTCGAAAAGTCCAAGTATGAGTGGTTTGAGAAACTTTGCACTGGTGAAGAGGCGTGGTCGGATGTATTTGAATAAGACTCCGGCACCTTGAGCGAGAGTGCTGGAATACCGGAACGGTTCAGTGAAGGCCGTGCAGTTGGCGGGGTGGCGCATCCGCCGAACCGGGAACGTCGCAGATTCCAAAATTTGGAAATGGAGGGCATGGGGATGACAAGCGATCAGATAGCCGGGGTAATAGAACAGGCGGATAAGGTTTGGAGAGATGAAGGTCCACTGCTGGCTATAAATAAGACAACAGATGTAGCCATGTATCGAGCCATGATGGAAGTAGCATACCAAGTGGCTCTTCTTAACGAGGGCTTTGAATCACTGACGAGCCAGCGCGGTAATCAGCAGCTTCGGGTTCAGGTTGAACCCGGAGACTATCCAATAGCAGTAACTCAACTTTGAGGGAGGGAAGATGAAAGCTGAAGAGATCAGAAACTATCCAAATGTTCTCACGGAAGCCGCAGTTAAAGAAGTAGGGGGAGATCCTAAGAAGGTTCCTCGCGATGTTATGCAGATGAGCATAACGATGATGCTACTGGCAGAGTTGACGGCTCAGATTGCCGAGGCCAACGAGCACCTAGCGAAGATCGCCAATCCGCTGATAACGGTCAATGCAGAATCACTGTGGGTGAATTTCATTACAGAGGATCACAGGCGAGTCGTGTTCGACAAAGGGGAAGTGGTTGATGTTCATGAAGGCGTAGACCCAATAGATAATCGCCGATTGATTGTTGTTATAAGTCTGCGGAATCAAAGGTATTTTCGTATCATCGGCGACTACGGTGTTATTTGCGCCAAACTTGGAATTCCAGTGGAGGGGCAGTGAAAGTAACTCTCAAACTCACTGTTCAGCAATTGGTTATGGTCTATCTGGTCACAGGGAACGAGGAGGACAGAGAAGTAATCTTAACGGCAATCCAGCAAACGAGAGAATTCAATCAACGAACTAAAATTCAAGGAGGGAATAAGCATGGCAGATGAGAGCGGTTTTGAAGTAATTCCGTCGCAGTCGAGTTCGCAGATCGACCAGGTGTTGTTCAACGCAGAGACCAGCCAAGGGCGAATTCTGTTCATCAAGAACGGTGCGCTTTACGAATACGATTCGGCGACACGCGAGGAAGCAGTGCAGATTGCCAGCGGCGCCATCGGCGGGTCGGTGGGGATAACATTTGGTCAATTGTGGAAGGGAACCAAGCCCTTCCGTCGTATCTCGTAAGCATTCCAAACTTTGGAGGGTGAGATGGAAGACAAAAGTCACGAGCCGAGCGATTTCGTAGTGTGCCGAGCGTGTAAGAAATACTTCTTCGTGCATGAAATTATGGAGCATCAAGGGAAGGAACACGAGGGCCACGAGTGGCAGCAGGCGGATGATCCTTATCGGAGGTTCTACCATCTGACGAACAGCGAAGTGGTGTTTTACCTGAACCGTCTGCGGGAGATCAGGACTACTGTAAATGAACTTCGGTTTCTTTTGTTGTAAGGGGATGGCGGCATGGACAGGGAAGAAATGGAATTGGGAGTAGCTAGAATCAAGCAGGTCATTGAATGGTTCCCTGGGGTGACGCTTGGGGTGCGTCGTCAGGTAGGCAAGACTGAAGCTATCATGCAGATCATTCACGAGAAGCATGGCGGCAACGCGGCGGTAATCAGTCCAAGCGAGATGCTTTCCGAAGGCATTTATCGCAGGTACAGGGAAGCCTACCCGAACGACACGATGCCTCTTTTCACATCTGATCCGATGCGGCTACGCGGGGAGGAATCGAGGCCGGTGTACATTGATGAGCCTTGGTTTATGTCCGAGTCGAAGCGGAGGGCTATCGGTGATCTTAACTGGCCGGTGATGGCGCGTATCGGAACGAGTCCTTGGTAGGAGGGTGATGTGGGGAACGGAGAGTGGGGGGTTGAAATACCGGGAGGTTCTTATCGGGACAAGGACCATGCCTACTTCAACGAGCGGCATACGCGGGTTCCCTCAACGACCCAGGTATTCAGCATCCTCGGCTGTAATGATTTTGATGGGGTTCCTCCGGACGTTCTTGAGTGGAAGCGAAACTACGGAATCGCGGTTCACCGGGCTATTGAATTTCTTGTGGCCGGGGACCTGGATTGGGATTCGCTCGACGAAGCGATCATCCCGGCCGTAACCGGGCTTGAGATGAAGCTGAAGGCGATGCAGTTCAAGTACGAGGCCGCAGAGGATATGCGGGTCCACACGTTGTTTGGGATGCAGTACGGACTCACAGTTGACTTGCGTGGAACCATCGTCCATCAAGGGAAAGAGCGCAAGGCAATTATCGATCTGAAGAGCGGCGTGAAGGCCAGTCCAACGTGGCGCTGGCAGTTGGGCGGGTATGTATCAGGTCAGGAAAAGGTGGAAGGCGGCTGGATGGGGGTAGTCCTTCAGTTCGACAAACTCGGGGAGGTCCATCCGATCTACATTGATTTGCTGCCAGCGCAGAGAGAGTTCCAGATTTTGTTGGCAGCGGCTATTTTGAAGCTGAATGCGGGTTTGACGAAGTTGGGGTAGTATGGATGTAGGCAAATTTAATTTGGAGGGTAATCATGGGAACAGCAACGATTGAAGCGGCATTGGTTTTGAAGGTTCCGGCCGAACTTCTTGGTCCGGGTGGGGAGTACGACCGCAGGAGAATCGCACTCCAGAAAGACATCAACCAACTTGTTTTGGATGCCAGCGGAATCAAGCAAGTGAAGACACCGGAAGAGTTGGAGAACGCCAACAATGCCGGCAGGGTGCTTCAGGCCGCAACGAAAGAAGTTGAGGGCTTTTACACGCCACTGAAGAGGCAGGTGGACGCTTTCAAGGCTCCACTGTTGCTTCACGAGAAGGAGTTTACAGTTCCACTTGATGCTGAGAAGCGGCGGCTTGGTGGGCTCATCACCGGCTTCATGCAAGAGCAGGAGCGCAAGCGGCAGGAAGCGGAGCGTCTGGCCCGTGAGGAAGCGGATCGGGTTGCGCGGGAAGAGGCTTTGGCGAGGGCGGTTGAACTTGAGGCTGCTGGCGATAAAGAGGCCGCAGATCAACTCTTGAATGAGCCGATTCAGGCGGCGCCGGTTGTGATTCAGCAGGAAGCTCCTGTGCGGATGGTTGGGCAGGTCAGCAGGACCGCGTACAAGTGTGTGGTGACGGACGTGAAGGCATTGCTCAAGGCCGTGGCAGCAGGGACGGCTCCGATGCAATGTTTTTCTCTCGACCAAAGTTGGTTGGACAAGAAAGCGGCTCTGGACAAGGAAGGTTTCTCGTTGCCGGGATGCAGGTTGGACAAGCAATCATCGACCAATTTCCGCAGCTAGTGATTTTTCCATCAACATTAACGTAGTAGCAACCAAAGAAAGAGAGGACAAGAATGACATTTGAAGAGTTGGAAGTGGGAGACAAGTTCGTCAGCGCGGTCGGGGGTGAGGTCGCACAGGCTTACCAGAAGAAGTCCAAAACGAGCGCCTATGCTTTGTATGGCGGCGAGAACGGCGAGTTAGTCAACGCCGTAAAGAGCGATACCAGGACGTTTGGCAAGAAGGATCTGGTCATCAAGATCGAGGCGTAACGGGTTTCCAGCCGGTAAGGTTCACAACGGCGACGAGCGCCTTGAACCCGAAAGGGGACTCGAAAGAGTTGGCAGCAGACGACCGCAAGGGGCCGGCTGGGAGAGGCGCGGGACTTTAAGGGGCTCCTTTGCTGAAAGGCAACTGTATGCACAGGCTCCCGCGCACTAAAGATTGGAGGAAGGCATGGACGTTGAAGCAAAAGTGAAGGCCATCATCGCCACACAGTTGATGGTGGATGAAGAAGAAGTGACCCCAAAGTCAACCCTTGTGGACGACCTCGGGGCCGATTCTCTTGACGTGGTTGAAATCGTCGTGCAAATTGAAGAGGATTTTGATCTTGAGATCCCCGACGAGGAAGCGGAGAACTTCAAGACCGTGCAGGATGTCATCGACGGCATCAATAGGAATATGAAGATATGAACGGCGAGAAGGAAGCTGCTTGCCAGAAGATTTGCGGCGATGCTGCGACTCGCGGCGTTCATTTCATGGGGTGTCCGATATTGGCGGACATCTGGCTTGGGAAGAGGAAGTCTTTGCCGCGGAAGCCGCTCCAAAAATTGGAAACCAAACCGGCCGAAGCGCCGAAGAAGTGAGGAGACTATGCCAACAACTTGCACTTGCGGACATGACGAAGACGAGCATGGTGGCATCCCCGAATATCCTGGCTCGTCAAAATGCAATGTAGACGACTGCGATTGCGTCTGCTATGAAGAAGACGACGACACGGAAGAAGACGAGTAGTGCCCACTAACCTCCAGCGCACGATAGAGCGGCAGCGGGCGGTGTACGAAACGCTGGCAACGCCGCTCTTGTACCAGTTGGCACGGATACACGGTTTGAGCATCAGGGAGTTTGCGGACATCTTCAAAATATCGAGGAACCATGCCGAAGCGGTTTTGAAGCATCGGACAAGTCCTTCGCTGGAGTTGGCATTTCAGATTGGGCGGTACTTTGATGTGAGGGTGGACGAATTGTTTGGTTGGATGTTTGACGATACGGGAAACCGTAGGCCATTGGTAGTGGAAGTGAAGGGGAAGGCGTTCCGTGTGAAGAGCACGGACTCGCCGCTGGAGTTGGTGGAGGTCGAGAAGGGATGAGGGCTTGGGAGAGGAAACGGAGCACGGAGCGGCGCAGGAAGCGCGAGGAAAGAGTGGACGAACTGGCCGGCGCGGGGCGGAAGGTACTGATGGCCGCGAAGGTGACCCGGTGGGATCTGGAGCGAGCGTTGAATCAGGCAACTCGGAAGTCGCGAGTTACCAAAACGGATGCCCAATTCTTGAGGAGGGATAAGAGGGATGAAATCAGATGAGAAACAGAAACACTTATGGAATTGCGATATGAGCAGAGGAGATACGCAGTGTCCATATGTCACTCCTAACGGGGGAGGTTATTTGAATTGCACATGGAGGGTTGGGCACCCTGCGGATTTGCCTCATGAAATCTGCCACGACCAGACAACACCGCCACCGGAGAGGGAATGGTTCTCTAGCGCAGAATCGTTTTGGAGGAACGTGAATACTGGGGAGGAAGGGATAAGCGACACACAAATCAAAGTACCTGAAGGGATGCTGAAGGCGGCGTTGAAGGCATCTGAATATATCTCATACGAACGCGAGAAGAAGATTATGCAGTGGTATCCGCAATCAGTGGTGCCTATGCTTGAAGAGGCTCTTCGCTGGCAGAAAGAGAATCCACCTGTGCCGACAGCGGAGCAGTGGTCAGCGTTACTTTCTGAGCCGGAATTGTGGGGCGGAACCGCAATCGTATATGGAATTAGGTGTGCTGTTGCGTGGGTTCGCCGGATGTACGACGAGCCGGAGCCGGAAGTGCCTGAGGAGGTTACGGAGATAATCGCAAGTTTTATTGAGCCTCAAGGTAAGGCTGTACAGGCAGCGATCCTTGAAGCCTACCAGCGCGGCAAGAAAGCGGGGTCGAAGGCATGAGGGCAATTATCCGCATACTCAAGATGTGTCCGTATATCTGCACTCGTCATGGGTGGAATTCAAGTTCGCATCCATGCCCGTATTGTTCGATGGAGGGGCAATGAGCGAAGTAAGATTCACAGCGTATGTTCACCCGGAGCCGCAGGGATCGGTCAAGGGGTTCGTCCTGAAGGGCAAGTGGGGAGCTAAGGACCGGGCTATTCTCACGAGTACCAACAAGAATCTGAAGCCGTATCGAGGGCAGGTGACAAGGGAAGCGGTTGTGGCGTTGGAAGCCGCAGGGTTCCCGCAGCCGATGGCTGGCAAGCAGGTTCCGGTGAGTATGACCATGGACTTTTACTTCTCCAAGCCTCCGTCAATTCCAAAAAAGAGAACGGAGATGTCGGTTCGGCCGGACGTGTCGAAGCTGGTCCGGGCCACGGAAGATTCTCTCACTGGATTGCTTTACGCGGATGACGCGCAGGTGGTGGAGTCGATAGCTCGTAAGCACTACGGCACCCCGGAGCGGGTTGAAGTATGCGTTAGGATTGTTGAGGGTGAACTGGAAAATCAATCGGCAGCAAAACCGGAACTGGCCGGGACGCTGTTCTAAAGGAGAAACTCATGGCAAAGGAAAAGCAGGTAAAGGTTGAGTTGATCGACCCCGAAGCAAAACCGCAGTTGGAACCGTATCGGCTGATGGCTGAGATCAGGAAGAAGTACCACTCCGACACCATCCAAGCGAAGATCGCGCTGGCGTGGAAGTTGGATACCAAGCCGGACGCGGACGGCCACATCGTTCTCGGACAGTGCCATCGAGCATCGGATCTGGAGAAAGAATTCTCCGAGTGGGACTTCGTGATTACCTTGAACGCAGAAACCTGGGGAGACAAGGAATTCGATGCGGCCAAGAAGAAGGCTCTCTTGGACCACGAACTGTGTCATGTTGCTCAGGCGGTTGACGGTGACGGCGAACAGGTGGTCGATTCTCGAAGCCGCAAAGTATGGCGCCTGCGGAAGCACGACATCGAGGAATTCCAGAGCGTCGTTGCTCATCACGGCTGCTACAAGAAAGACCTCGAATCGTTTGCCGAGGCTCTTCTGGACAAGCACTCGCGGCCTTTGTTTGAAGCGACTGAAGGCAAGACCGCGGCTGTCGCAATCAACTGAGTTGCGCGTGTTGGCAGATTTTGCTAGTCTAAGGGTGCTCGGTCTGGTGGCCGGGAAGTGACGCGCAGTGATGAAACTGAGCGTGGCGCCCTTCAGAGAGGCGGTGTCCCCAACGCCGCCTCTCCATCCGTTGGGGACGGAAGAAGAGGATTTTATGGAAGTTTCAATCAACACAGAGATCATCGAGCGGCTGTCGTCCAACGGCGTCCTAGCCTATGTCGCCGTGAAGATTGCAGAGGGGTCAGAGGCTACCACAGCGGCCTTGGCTGGCCTTGTGCGCTGCAAGACAGGGAATATGCTGGATGGGCTAAAGGATGCGGCTGTAGCGGCTCCTGAGCTTGTAGCGAAGGCACCGAAGAATAGGTGGAGATGTGGGGTAGTGAAGGCCGGCGAGGGGGTCGTACTCCAAAATTTAGAATCGGAGAGGTACAGGTTGTTCGTAGACGATCTTTCCAAATTTTGGAATTTCCTTAATCCTGCGCTACCGTTTGAGATGAGCGGGAAAGATGGGGTACAAATTCGCAGGTTCCTTTCGGAGCACCAGCGGTGGACTCAAGAAGATTGGCGTAAGGCTTTGAATCATCGTAAGACGAGCATAGTGGTACACCGTGCCGGCGCTCGTACTCAGCCGCTATGGGTTTGGGTTGGAAGGTTGGATGAATATGCGGCTGGGCCTTTGGACAGGTTCAACAAGCCGGCAGAGGGAGGGGGCAAGCATGGCGAGGCAGCTACCATCAGGCAAGGCAATCGTGAAGCAGTCGCAGCCGCAGTCGCTAACGCCTAGCCAAGAGCGGACTGCATTGATTGGGGTGTACCTCTACAAGTATGCGGCTCTCGACAAAAACCGCGTAGTAGACGAAGAACTCATCGGCATCTTCGTTGAGGGGTTGAGCGATCTTGACGAGAAAGAATTGGAGCGCGGCCTGAAGAACTATTTGAAAGAGGGAACCCGCTTCCCCTGGCCTCGTGAAATCATTGAACTGAGCGACCTATCGTGACGCAATCATACGAAGACTCTCAACTACCGGCCAGCGTTGACGGAGAGCGAACCATACTCGGGGCTCTTCTCCTCGATAATGAATGCTTTTTCGATGACACCCTAGACCTTAAAGCAGAAGACTTCTCCCTCGACTCCCACCGGCGCATCTTCTCAGCGATCAACGACATCCTCTTTGGGTTAGTTGAGGGTGCTATCCACGTGGACATCATCACTCTTGCCAATGAACTGACTCGGCGAAAGGAGATCGAATCCATCGGCGGCGTGGCCTATCTTGCCAGTCTCACGGAAGGACTACCGCGGCGCCCGGTGATTGATGAATATGTACGGATCGTGAAGGACAAAGCTCGGCTGCGGAAGTTGATGCTCATCTGCGGAAAGGCCATTGCACAGGCCGCAGACCAAAGCGATCCAGCATTGAAGGTTGTTGGGGAACTTGAAGAGCAGTTGGCGGAAGTTATAGGTGAAGGAACCAGCGGGGCCGTAAGAATCGGCGAAGTAACCTCAGCGGTAGAGGAGAGGATAAACAAGAACCGCAATATCAGCAACGAGCGGACGGCGCTCGAAATGACGTGGGCCTTGGAGGGTTTAGATAACGCCACGCACGGATGCTTCCGTGGAGAGTTTACGGTAATCGGCGGTGAATCGAGTGGCGGGAAAACCGGACTTGGTGTTCAGTTGTCGATTGCCAACGCCCGCGAAGGGACTCCGGTAGTCTGGTTTTCGATGGAGATGTCAAAGGAAGCTCTGACGCAACGGTTTTATTCTTCGATGAGCGAAATCCTCACCAATAATCATTTACGCGATTCTCGTTTAATGAATTCCCATACCCACATACCAGAGATGAATCGGATAAGCCAAGAACTAGCGCGGCTCCCAATCGACATAGACGAGACAAGCCCGTTGCGGATCGACAAGTTGAAGGGCAGAATAAAGATGATGTGCCGCAAGTGGAAGAAAGAAACTGGCGGCAATAAAATCCTCGTCATCGTGGATTACCTCCAGTTGATAAAAGGGTTGCCGAAGATGGCTCCTCTGGAGCAGTTCAGCAATATACTTTTCACTCTCCGCGACATTCCAAAAGAAGAGCCGGATGTTCATCTGGTAGTGCTGTCTCAGTATTCTCAGGGCGACAAATTTGTGAAGAAGTCCGCAGGGCGAACGAAAGACTCTCTGTATGGCGGCTCCGTGATTCACCATGCGGCTCAGAATGTGTTTATGATTTCAATCGAAGATCCAGAAAAACGTGACGAAAAAGATTTGCTTGATGCGGCAATAAGGATTGTCAAGCAACGCGAGGGAAAGCGGACAAAGGTCAACTGCTACTTTGACCGAGATCATGTACGGTTTTGCTACCCAATTCAACCACTGAAAGGAATGTGACCATGGCAACAGTAAGCGTATTGAATCCAGTCAGCGAAGATGCAGAGTTTCGGAAGAAGGAAGCTCGTGACCATTGGAAAGCAATTCAACAGTCGGGGCCGCTGGTATCGACTAACAGCCTCAGAATCGGATACCACGCCGCGGCTCTGAAGAGAGACAACCTCTTCGGAATCCTTGGCTACGCGAACGAGAAAGAGGCGCAAGAGGCGTCCGGGGTTAAGACCGCTACCTGGTTTAATGTTCTCCGAATAGCTGAGGCGTTTCCGAACGTGGATGAAAAATTGTTTTGTGCTCAGAAATTAACGAACGCTGAGGCACTGATGAACCTTCCCGAATCGAAGCGGCTTACGGAATACTGGTTACGCCGAGCGGCAACGGACTCGACTGATACTTTCCAAGCCTTAGTGGACACGGAGCTTGACGGTCACGCCAAAGCATCTGACGGCCGGGAGCGGGTGGTCTGTATCAGCATCAAGATGACGAAGAGCCAGAAGAAGTCGATAGACTCTGGCCTTCAGGAAATCTCCAAGGAACTTGGCTGCGAGGGGAATGAGGCAAAGACTCTTGAGTTGATGGTGGCCGAAAGAAAAGAGGGCGTGTCCCTTGTCGGTACGATTTCCAAGGCCATCGACCGCATAGCGGCAATCAAAGAACTGAGTAATAGCGGCCTGAGTTCTGACGAGGTATTGGAGAAGGCATACACGGGTCTGGACGAGATCGTAGCAGACTTCAGGGCGGCATTGGAGAATCTGCAAAACGGGAGTTCGGAGCAATGATTTTAGGAATTGGTACAGAACTTAGAGTCGAGGCGTTCAAGAATGGGCGAAGGTTCTTTGTTGGGGTAAGCGATTCCCGGCAGGAAGTTCCTTATTTTATGAAGGTGTGGGAGATCGATGCGGTTCTGTACGAGCGGATCGAGTCGAAGCCATGCCGGAATCCAGGATTGGAGGGATGAAATGTATCAAGAACCGGGTTTTGTAATCGAAGAGAATAAGGATGGTACTGCGGTAGGGGTATTCCTTGGTACTGTCTTTGCGCGGATCAATGATTTCCTCTTGATGGCAAGAGGAATGATCTATTTCTCGAAGACGTTTTTCTTCCGAGATACCTACGGGCTGCCGCTGACATTTATCTTCGATAGATTGCAGAAGTTGGCAGACGAGAGGAAGATGCCGGTTTCTCCGTGCCTTCGGCAGTTTAGCAGCGATGCTCTATCGGCGGGATGGGGAGAGCGAAGAATCATCGCAGACGTAAGGGAAGCCTTTGGAGAAATATACGGCCAAGAGTCCGCAGAGAAGATGATGGAGGAATGGAAACAGGTTGTGTTCCAGCCGAAGCCACTCCAAAATTTGGAATCGGAGGAGTCCGCATGATCCCCGCCTTCCCCAAGCCGTCGCAGCAAAAGCAGAAACGCAAGTACCTCGACGATGACGGGGTATTCCGCTACCCGGACGGTAGAGAAGTGTGTCAGTTGACCTCCAAGAAGGGCTCCGACGAGTATCAGCGGAGGAAATTTGTCATGCTGGACCGGCAGGGTGGAAGGTGCGGCCTCCAGATTTCTCCGCAATGCAAGACCCGCGGCGGCAGACTCCCAAAGGCGGAGTCTCAATTTGGGCACGAGGTCTCTAGGAGTGGAGGCAAGCAGGATGATCGCATTGAAGTCCTTGACCCTAAAACAGGAAAAATGAAACCTCAGAATCGCGCACTGTGTCCATGGTGCAACAGCCTTCAGGGAAGCCGCAAAATGAGCACGTTCATAGATCCTCTCGACACTTGCTGATTTTTCTGTGGAAAGTTGGACTTGACCTCCTCTAAGATGGGGGGTATGAAGCGTCTATGGCTCGTCTCTCTCGCCGCAGTCCTGTGCCCTTTGGGGTGGTCCCAAGCTGCCCCCATTTCAGGCCAAGTGATTTCACAGTACGGTCAGCCAGTAGCCGGGGCTCAGGTGTACATCTGTTCCGCGGCCGGGTCGAGCGGGTTGCCCTGCACTCCAGTGGCGTCGATCTTCTACGACTATGGCTTGACGTTGCCGGCGCCGAACCCGACGCAAACCGACGCGAACGGTAATTTTACTGTCTATGCTGCGGCGCTTACATCTCCAAATCTTTATGTGGTCAACGCGGTTCCGCAGTTGGGTACGACCTACACGTGGGTAGTTCCAGGGCCGGCTTCTCAGGGCTATATCTCAATCCCTGTTCCGATTTCGCAAGGTGGCACGTTCGCAACTACAGCAGCGGGGGCGTGGACGAATATCTTCTCTGGCGCGGGGATCACATCAAACTGTACTTTGCTCCAGAATGTTTCTGGGACGTTGACTTGCACGGCGACAACGGCAGCGGGCGCGCTGGCGAACTTGGGCGGTGCGGCTCTGACCGGCGCGACGTTTACTGGTCCAGTGCAAGACGGGACTACGGTACTTCCTAATCAAGTGAACCCCGCAGCTTTTGGAACAGTGGACTCTACTGGCGTGGCGTCGAGCACGGCAGCGTTTCAGGCGGCAATCAATACCGGGGAGCAAATTTCTGTCCCTCCTGGAGTCTACAATGTATGTGGTTTGCAGCCTTTCGTAAACGATACATTCGGCGCGATGATGCTTGTTGGTCCCGCTAACAGCAGGCAGCGGCAGAATATATCCGGACTTAGTGATACTGGTATTTTTGCGGCTACGCTGCAATGCGCGTCTGGCGATATGTTTACGATGCCCTCAACTGCAACAGGTGGTGTATTTATTAGTGTATCGGGGCTTAAACTGGCTGAGACATCTGCAACCAACAGCGGACATATATTTAACTTTGGGAGCAGTGCCTATGTTGTCGATTTTGAAATGACTGACATACTTTTCAGCCAGAACAATCCAGCGAAATCATGGATTGTGGGCTCGGGCGGGATGCAAGAAATGACAATGAATCATATTATTGGACGTGTTGCAGGTGGCAACTCTGTTCCTGGCATTCAACTTGATGGCTCCATTAATGTGATAGATATAGCAGACATGGCTCTCTTTGCAAGAGGACTTTACGGGGTCGGCGCATATTCTGCCCATTATCTTTTCGAGTTGAATCAAAACTCCGGGAGTGCGGGTAACGTTCATATCCACGACTCGCTCTGTGAATATGCAACGGCTGGATGTTTTAATCTGAATAATGTAGGGAATGCGTCTGTCGATGATGTAGCTAACTATGATCAGCCAATTACGCCTACGGGGCCGTTTATCACAATCGGTTCGGGGTCAAGTCAAGTCGAATTTAAGTCGGTTTCGTCAACTTATGGCACCCTATTGGTTCCTGATTTAGTTTGCCCTACGGGTGTTTGCGAGTTTCATAACTCATACTTTGCAGTTGTTATTGGTGGGGTGCCTCTTGATCTGCGCAGCCTTCCCGCTTCGCATTATCTGGATTACACTCCCGCGCAGCAGACCGATGCTGAGTTTGTGGGTGTTTGGGCTACAAAGGACGGTTTGAGCGGGGGAGGCGTGACAGGAAATCTGGCGACCGGGAGTGATGGCTTAACTACCGGATGGTACATAGTGAATGGCTCTGGAGACAGCGCACCTGTTACGGTAACTGGAATCTCAGATCCAATTGGCGGAACAAGCGCCGTGCAGGTAACTTTCTCAATCACAACAGGCTACTCAGAATATCGGCAGAATATATCTCCACCGCCGGGTAGCGGAACATATACAACGGCAATCTACGCAAAATCGTGCAATGCCGGGGGTGCATCTGCCACATTCGCAATCAGCGATAATATTAACCATGCTGGCTTATACACCGTTCCCGCTGCGGGAACAGGTCCGAACGGCTATACGCGCCTTTATTCCACTGCGCTAGAAACAACAGGCACATCCCAATTTCAAGTAGGAATGGCCATTGGTGCTGGCTCAGTGGCCGGTACGCAATGCCTTGACCTTTATGGTGCCCAGTTCACTCCAGGCAGCGCAATTCATCCCTATGTGAGCACTACGGCACTAGGGGCAGCCGCACCGATTCAGCCACGCCAAGTAATCAATGGACAACAGGCGCTGTACTCTGGAGCATCAACAGCAGTTAACGGACAGACGTGTGCGATTGGTTCGACCTGCACAATTCCCATCCAGACGAACGGCAGCGGGAACACTTCGCAGGCGGGAATCAATTTCTCGACCAGTACGGCGAACTCTGTTGGCTTGACGATCACGCCGACGAACCCTGCAACGAATGCGGAGAAGTTTGAGGTTACGGGAGCTTACTCCGGGAAGATCAACGGCCCTGCCGGAGTTCTCATTTCTCAGACAAACCCCACAATCGCATCTGGATTTGGTGCGTCTCCTTTTATGACTAATGCCAACGGGACAGGGTTTTTCACTGTGAATGTCGGCACGGGCGGAACGGCATCGACCGGAACCCTGACACTTCCTCCCGCTGCGCACTATTGGGGCTGCACCTGCCAAGACATGTCAACCTTCAGTACGAGTGTGTTCATGTGCCGCGCTTCTGCGACGAACAGCACAACAGTGTCTATTACCAACTTCAACTCATCGGCAGTCGCAACACCGTGGGGTTCAGGCGATTATGTCAACGTGCAGTGTTATGGGCAGTAAGAATTAGCGGTGCAGGTCACGAGGAACGGGGGATGGTGAGATGCCAGAGGAACCCAAGCCGGAGAAGAAGAAGACAACCGCGCCGCGCCGCATTCCCAAGCTGACGGAAGAGGAAGAGGACGAGGCGCTGGAAAGGCTCTATGCGGAGATTGGAAAGCCGATCAGGGACAGATTCCCGAAGGAGGGCCGATGACAGACGCGATAGAAGTGGCCTTGATTGTATCTGTAGCCCCCACACTGGCAGCCTTCAGTGTCGGATACTACAACTACCAGCGGCTTAAGAAGATCGACAAAAAAGCAGACTCGATTGAAACCAAGGTAGACGGTGGTCACACGGAACTGTTGAATGCCCTGTTAAAGATCACCGCATCGGCGAACTTCATTGCTGGTGGGCAGGCAGAGAAAGACAAGATCAAAGAAGTATGAATTAAACGGTCAGCAAGTGCAGTAATCGCGCCGTGCAAATCGGACCGGACCGGATGTCGGAGAGCGAGGGAAGATAATGGATGACATGCCGCCGTGCTCGATAGACGTTTGCCCTGAAGTAACCAATCCTGGTAAGGTGGGGTGCAAACTCGTGGACATCGAAACCAAATTCGAGAAGATAGACAAGATTCTCAACGGAACGCCTGAGCATCCCGAAAACGGATTCGTCCATCAAGTTCTTGCATACCTTGAGAACGACAAGCAACGGCACTGGACACGTCCGCAGAAAATCTCCGTAGCCGCGATTGTTGCTCCACTTCTCGCCGGAGCGTTATGGTACGTTGGAACAAGCGCCTACACCTTCATTGTTGACATGAAAGCTGTAGCACAAGAGATTCATGAGATTCACAGAACTAGAGTTTTCCCGCAGCAACAGCCAAATAAGCAATATCCAACCAGCGAGACACAGAACGCCCACAACCAGCAAGACGCAGGAATACCATCAGCAGTTGAAAGGAGATTCTAATGCCAGACCCAAACGACGATCCGACAGACCCTACTCACACGAAACCAAAGCCATCTCAGCCGTGCGCAAATGAAGTCCCCGTAACCGAAGCATCAGCCGAGGAGCAGCCGGACCCGGACGAGCCTGAGGAATAGGGGCTTGACAGGCTCGCAGCGTGGGTGCATAATGCACTCATGGCTACGAAATGGCAGTACATCCAAGTTCGCATCAACCCATTGGTTGACCCAAAGCTGAAAGAGGCACTTGCATCAAAGGCAAAGAAGGGCGGCTGGTCGCTTAACGACTTGGCTGTTTCTGCTTTGCGCTACGCACAAGCGTTGCCTCTTACGGCTACGGCCATTGCGAACGGGGCAGAGAAAGGTACGGCCGAGCGCCGCGCAAAGGAGAAATCGTGAACAATTGGAAAACAACCGCAGTAGGATGTGCCTTGGCTATCTTTCAGGCTCTCAGCACTTACCAGGGAAGCAAAAGCTGGTGGGGGTATGGAATCGCTGTCGGCCTTGCGGCTTTTGGCTTTCTTGCCAAAGACTTCAACACGCACTCCACCGAGACGCAGGTCCAAGTGGCAACCGTGCAGGCGAATGATGCTGCTATCGCCGCAGTCAACAAGTAACCGCACCACAACCCGAGAGGAGCAATACATGAAACGAATCACCGCATTGTTTACCGTCGTTACGCTTTGGGCCGTCATGTGCGCGACACCGTTCTTGTCGGGCTGCAACGGCGTCACCGTGGCGCAGGACATTGTTAACTGGGTTCCGTCTTTACAGGCTGCTGTAGCAACCGTGGACTCGACAGCCGCATTGCTTGACCCAGCTGCCGCTCCGATCTTCGCCGCTGTTACGGTTGGCTTTGACGCGGCCTCGAACTTGGCCGTCTCTCAGGCGCAAGACTACCTGAAGAATCCAACGACAACTTTCGCCTCCACGCTGGCCGCTCAACTGGTAGCGTTGCAGCAGAACGTAAACTCTGCGCTCCTGGCGGCTGCGAAGATTGTCAATCCCAAGAGTCAAGCATTGGCGCTGGCTGTTCTCAACGGCGTTTCCAGCATCGTGAATATCATGGTGAGCCTCATCAAGGGAGTCAAGGGCGTGACGATTGCAGCTTCGACTACCGCAGTGACGCTCTTGATGATTAAGCCCTACCGGGATGACGCGCAGACCGCCCGACTCGTGGCCGAGCACTACGGCATCGACCAGGACGAGGCAACGGCGCGAGTCAACGTGGGTTACGCGCAGATGCAAGCGGCAGGACTCTAATGCCGGACACCTCATCCCAACCCGCCCCCGGTCTGCTGGCGCTCGTCAAGACGCTCATCGTGGCATGGACGAACACGGCAGATGCGGCGACGGCGTTCATCAAGACGCTGGACCCGGATGCGAAGCAGCTTATAGCGGCGGCGAAGGCGATCAAGATCGAAGGAAAGATTTTCTAACTTTGGGGCGGTAACAGAGGAAACGTGAGGCCGGAGAAGGCCCGGCTGCCCCAACAAGATGCGCGGACTGGTTGTATTACGCTTCCACGGAACACAATCAGGGCGGGAGTGGGAACGCTCTTCCGCGCAGAACTCCCCGGCTTGACTCGCAAGGTCTCCGCCGGGGACCTTTAACAAGTTTGCGCGGGAAGCGCGTTTCACGGAATTTGCAGAGAACGCGAACGCTGCTGTGGCCGAGACGGTTCAAATCCGTTGCTTCCCGTGCAATTCACTTCAGGGAGAGGCCCGCTGGCGGTGAAAGGCCGCAGCCTGGAGTGCAAACCCATCAGGAGGAACCAATGATTTACATATTCCTTGGAATCATTCTTGCGGCGGCGGCGATTATTTTGCTGTCGTTAGCCTACGTTGGTTGGCAGAGGGAAAAGCAATGACCGACTACGCCCTAACCAGCCTACAGCCGACCGCCCCGCAAGTCACGGTGAGTCACGGCCTGCTCAACTCTCCCGACCTGCTCGGTTGGCTCTTTACCGCCCTCCTGATCGCGGCTGGCCTGTTCATCATGCTTCCGCAGGCAAAGGAGGCAGCCAAGGCGCTGTGGGCACCCGTGGGGCGCTGGATGGCCGGTCTGAGCGCCTTGATGGACCTTCGCCTATGGGATTGGACCCCGCTCAGGCTTGTAGAGGCTCCCAAGGGGCTGGAAAAGATTTTCGAGGTGGTAATCCGGGCAGTGGAGCAGCTTCTACGCAAAGCCTATCGCGGCTTCCCAGAACGGCTCCAAACCTGATGGGAGTAAGATTGAGTTTGCCGGTGCCTTTAGGGGTGATAGGATCGGGTTTATCCCCGCAATGTGTACGGCAGTCATAACGTGCAGTTGCGAGAGTCCTACCGGCTCCAAGTTTCACTGGGGAACCCGGCTTCTCTGACAGCGGGAAGCCGGGGATTTTTAGCAGCATTGGAGGGAATGAATGGAGAGTCAGGAAAGATTTTTACTGGCGGAAGTAGCGTGGAAAGAGAACCGGCGCGGTGGCGTAGCCGGGATGACCTCCGTCATCAATGTGGTGATGAACCGGGCGGCAAAGCACAATGCGACTATCGAAAGCATCGTCATGGCTCCAAAGCAGTTCACCAGTATGAGCGTCAAGAGCGATCCAGAATACGGTATTGATCCGACACAAGCTGATGGCCCTGACGGTGATGCATGGGACGCCGCGAAGAGTTTGGCCGTAGAAGCCGCTTGTGGGCAGTTAGAGGACATCACCCATGGCTCGACGCTTTACTACGCGCCTGCTGGCCTAGCAAAGGGCACCACTAAGCCCTACACGCTTCCTGATGGATCGGTGGTTCCTTTCCCGGCAAGCTGGAATGAGGCGGCGGTGACGTACCGGGCTACGATCTGCGGTCAGTATTTCTTCACCGAATAGAAAGGCTTCCCTCCACGCACCCCGTCGGCTGCAAGAGTCGGCGGGGTTTTCTGCGTTAGTATCTCGGACATCTCTTGCCGGCCGCTAACTAGAAAAGGCGCCCCGCCCCATTTTGATGAAAATGGTGTATATTGCCTACATGATGATTATGCGGATATGCAACGCGCAATAATCAATGGGATTTTTGACACGGTGTTTGGCAAGGGGCACGGAGCGGTCCTTGCTGACGCACTACGCCTGCGCCGCATCAAGGAGGTAAGTCATGACAGACAGAGAGTACATTGAAATGGAGAAAATCAGGCAGGTCAAGGAAGAGATTGGCTGGCTTGAGAGGGAATACGCTAATCATATCTGCCCTGACCACGTGGAGTGTATTCGTGAGCAACTGCGTATACGGCGCATCCTCGATGCACGACAAGCCGCCCTCGACGAACTCTGCCAGGGCATCAAGCCGGAGGCGCTGCAATGACCCGTAGAGTTGACCACAAAATGAAGCCTGGGCCGAAGCCTTACGAACGAGGAGACTTAGTTCTATGACCCGCGAAGAGCGCGTTACCCGCATCGGATTCATCCTGGCCGTTTTGTACGTTGTCTATTCCTGCGGCCCGAACTTGCTTGCTTTTGTATTCACACACTGAAAGGAGAATCACATGGAACTGACACCGAAGAAATGGGAAGCCATGCGTGTAGTAGAGGCGAAGAAGGCCGGAGTTGAGATAACTTACATACGGCGAGTATCAGAGCAATCTGTACGAAGTGTTCTTGCCACCATCCCTGAGACAGGGGTGCTGACAGCGGAGCGTGTCGATGAGCTAGAGCGCCAACTTGCCGAGGCGAAAGATTCCGCGAATGAAGCGCGAAATGAACTCCAGCGCGTGCTAGCCAAAGAGTGCTGCGCGGAAGAAATCGAATCTCTCAAACGCCAGCTTGCTGAGGCGCGGAAGGCGGCGGTATGGGTGCCAATTGACGAAGAGCATCTGCCTCCCGAGGGGTATGAAGTTTACGGATTTGTACAGGGTGTAGAGGCTGTAATCCACAAATTTGAGCGCCCTTTTAGAACTGCCCGCCAATGGCTATCTCATTCTTGGACGCACTACCGCCCCATCAACGCTCCACAAGCAAAGGAGTCTCATGACTGACCGCACGTTCCACCGCATAGCCGCAGCCGTCTGGCTGTTCTTTTTGATCGCCCTGTTTCTTCTGTCCTATCGATGCAAGGCGCAGACCGTCAAGCAGGCCCTGCCGCCACAGCACCAGACCGCGCCCCACACCGCCCCTCCAGTGCGCCCAGCTACCGCCTGCCGCGTCGTCACAAGCACTGGGCCGGTGACAGGCTGGGGACCATGCGGCAAAGACCACAGGACGGCTCAGAGGCTCACAGCGCACGGTTCCTACGCATGGGTTGAGAGAAAGATAGGGAAGGCAGCCCAACAACAGTAGCGTTTTCGTAGTATGATTCTGTGGATGGGAGGAAATTTATCATGGTTGAGGGACAAAAGAAGAGGCAGATCGGGAAGGGCATGAAAGCGCGTGGGAACAAACGAGTTAAGCCGCAAAAGGAGGCAAGCAAGGTGACAGATAAATCCACAGTTGAGGGACAGCAGATACCTGTTCCAGAGGCGGTTTTAGAGGTCCGAGAGGGGAACGAAACCCCCGGTAACCTAGAGCCTGAAAACGGCGGAGAATCTTTCCAAAATTTGGAATCGCCGGAAAAGATTGTTGCACATGATGAAGGACTCGAAGCGGCCTTGAAAGAGTCGGGAAACGAGGTAATCGATGCCGAATTTCTTGAAGTCGATGAGCCGCGGCCGGCAGGCGATCATCACGCAGTTGGCGATGATGACGCCGCAGCCGATCTGGAAACCGCAATGGCGGTAGGGACCGAGACGGTCAAGGACTTGCAGCCGCCGTGTGGTGGAGAGCCAAGGGGGAAGCGGCCGACAATAACCGAACTGGAAGAACTCCTCAACAAGCACGGATCAGAGGGCGTCTCGTTGGAGCCAAATGGCGCGGTCAGGTTGGCGACTGGACCGCAACCTGACGGGACCACCAAAGTCATCGTGACGATTCAGGAAGGCTACTGGGAGGCCGTGCAACAATGGGCCGAAGCCGATGGTGTTCCTGTAGAGCAGTGGTTGTCCGACCGGCTCTACGAGTACATCAGCACCTACGGTGAGCCAGCCAAGGGGCGGTAATGATTATCATCGTCATTGTCCGGCGGGCGTTTTGCGAGATTTGCCACGAGTCCTTTGACTTGGAGTTTGGCGAAGACCCGCCGGCCAACTGCAAGCTGTGTGGAAGCAAGGACTGGGAGTTGGCGCCGGAGATCCGAGATGCAACGTACATCCGCAAGGGGATCACGAAGAAGAAGCGGCGGCTGAATCCAGGGGCAGCGTCCATAGCTCGTCAGGGACGCGGGAAGGCTCAGTGGAGGCAGTTTCGGGACCGGGAAGGGAATCCTGTCTGATCGCACTTCCCGGTTGTGTTTTATGGCTCATTAGAGTGACAATGGGTTCATGCCGCAGGTAACGCCACAGTTCGGTCCCCTGTTCCCGTTCCGCGTTGGCGCTCTCTACAACGGCGGCTACCAGAACGGGCAGTTGATTTACCGCCAACCTGGAGGCGTGGGAACTCCCGTGGTTCCCTTGCCGCCGCAGACGAGCCCACCGAGCAACTGGAAACATGCGGATTACAAGCCGATCTACCCAACGGTTTTCGCGGCGTTTCTCGCGTGGCCGTGCGGTCATTGGATCAACGAGCCAGAAATTTTCCAAGTGTACGACGGATATGCCGAAGTCCAAGCGGCCCTGCTCTGCTGTAGCGTGTGCAGCTACATTGGGTACATCATTGAACCTGCTGAGGACTGGTGGCAGGCGTACTTCCAAATTTACCCGTTGGGCTTGCGAGAACCCGGTGCCGGTTTGATCCCAAACGAGACCTAAATGAAAAACGTGATCGTCTGGCATTGTGAACGCTGCGGCCTTGACTTCGTGCGAGACGACCCGCCGCAAGTCTGCCCCCAATGCCGGCGCCACTACTCAGGCCCGGTGACGATCCGACTTGCCGGCAGAGCCGTAGAAGTCGCGTCGGTGAGACTTTATGGAGATTCCCCACTCAAAGACGCCTCTGTGACCGCGAACTTGGACTCTCTGCGGCTTGGGATGCGCTGCCCTCATAACTGGATTGCCCCGAATTTATGCCCCGAATGCCCGTAATATATAGTGCAACGAAGGCCCCTTGACAATAATCATTTTCCTGTATAAAGTCGGTAGTCATGGAGATTCTAGTAATATCTCCTGTGCAACGAACTGGAGGATATGCCCTTCCTTTACGGCTCCGCTCCCCTTGCTACCGTCAAACGACGTTCTGGCACGTGAGCATTCATCTAGGAGCCGTAAAGGCACGGCAAGGATTCCAAAATTTGGAAAAATGGAGGGACTGGGAATGAAGGGAAAAATTATTCAGATTGCCGTAATGAACGAGGACAAGAAAAGTCATGCTGTTTTGTGGGCTCTGACGGATCAAGGGGAGATTTATTTCCTTGTTCTTGGCGAGAAAGAATGGATGCGTCAGGATTTGCCAAAAGCCTCTGTGAAGACTCAAACAGTGGAGTAGCACCGCCCACGGAGTAGTGGGGGAGTAAAAGGGAGGGAACAAGAAATGCCAAGGCTTGAAGATTTGGGAACAACGGGAGTTCGGGCCACGCGGTTGCGGCCTGAAATCATCATCATCGACTGGAGCAAGAACTACCGCGAAAAGGACAGCCAAGCGACTCAGGATCACATTGCATGGCTCAAGAACGAGATCCGGCAGGATGGCGTCAAGAAGCCCGTCGATGTCGTTTTCAGCGGCGGCAAGGTGTACCTGGATGCCGGCTACTGCCGTCTGACGGCCGCTCAGGAACTCCGCAAGGAGAAGTGGGACGGCTTTATCGACTGCGTACCTGTGAAGGGAGACGAGGCCAATCGGCTTGCCAAGAACATCATCGACAACACGGCGCTGCCGCCAACAGTGATGGAACTCGGAAAAGCTCTCCAGCAGCTTATGGATTACGGCTGGACCTTGGATCAGGTGGCAAAGATCGTCCCGCCGTCGATCACCACGGACCCGGCCAAGGCGATCCGCATCGCAAAGAAGGCTCTGGACCTCAATGCGGCTCCCCTGGCGGTCAAGAAAGCCGTCAAGGAAGGCATCGGTGGCGTCAAGGTCAGCGAGGGCCGAGCGGTAGCCGAGGCGAAGAAGAACTCACTCATGGCCGCAGAGAATCTGACCAAGGCGGCTGCGGAAGCGAAGAAGAAGGGTGAGACCACCCTGAAGCGCGAGAAGGGCGCTGGCGAGGCAACCAAGGCCAAGGAAGCAACCGCAAAGCAGGTTGAGGAGTGGCTGAAGAAGGCCGACGCGCTGGCGGACATTGCCATGGATTTGACGCTGGACCGGGATGAAGTGGTGGCCGCGGCTGATTCCTACATCCGGGCTCGGGGGCGGTGATGGGGCCGCTTATTGTCGCAATCGTGATGGGAGCGGTGGCTGTGTTCGTTATGGTCCCCGTGTACGTGGATTTATGGAAGCAGGGAGCTTTTGGAGAGATTGCGCGGTGGTGGCGTGATCTATTCCGGGGGTGCCGATGGCCACGTTCCTGAACCTGTTGGGCTTTGTGATGCTGGCGGCTGTTCTGGTTTGGTGGGTATGGCCGCTGGTTCGGAGGTCGTGATGGGGAGAAAGATTCCTCCGGTTATCTGCCCGTACTGCAACATTCCCGCCGTGCTGGTCCCGGATTCAGAGGTCTACCATGGGCGTTCGTATGGCGGGAATGTTTATCTGTGCCGTACCTGCGGGGCCAAAGTTGGGTGCCACAAAGGGGGAAAGACTCCGCTCGGCAGGTTAGCAAACGCGCAACTTCAGAAGTTCGCGCAACTTCAGAAGTTGAAGATCCGCTGCCACTTTCTGTTCGATGCTCTCTGGAGGGCGGCAATCCGTCACCGGGGTTGGAGCAAGTCACATGCAAGAAATACGGCTTACGCTTGGCTGGCGAAGGAAATGGGGATACCAACAGGCGAGTGCCATTTCGGTATGATGGACGACGACCGCTGCCTACAGGCAATCGGGATACTCGAAGCGTGTTACAACAAGAAGTGCAACAACGAGAGGGGCGGCGATATGCCGGAACTGGAGGGGAAATGAACATCTACAGCAAAGCGGGAAGCAAGGTTATATTTGCTCACCCAGGCAACGGATACAAACACGATCAAGAGCAAGCCGCGGAATACCTGAAAGTGGGAGAGGTATACACGGTTTCACGCACAGAAGTTGGCGGTTTTCACACGGAAGTTTACTTGGAAGAAGTTCCGGGGAGAGGGTTTAACAGTGTGATGTTCGATGACTCTGAGGGAACGGCAGAAGGACGCCAATGACCGCCGATAAGCTCTTGACTGAGATGCTCGATGACCGGCAGGACGAGGACTTTGTGCGGGCTCTTGGGAAGTACGACGGGCCGGCCGTAGAGAACCTGGACGAGTGCCATGCTTTTGAATCTGACTACCGGCACACTCTTTACCTGAAGGCAGTGAGCAAGCTAAGGTGTTCACAAATCAACTGATTGGAGGGGAAAATGATCTTTGTATTCGGCAGTAATTTGGCCGGTATCCATGGTGGCGGCGCGGCGAGAGTAGCGTTTAAGCAGTACGGAGCGGAGTGGGGTGTCGGTGAGGGGCGGACTGGCGACAGTTACGCTTTGCCGACAAAAGAGGCTGATGTGTCCACATCGCGTTCTTTGGTGGACGTTGCCGGTAGCGTCGAGGCTTTTCTGGAATACACTGTAGCGAATCCAGACCTTGAATTCCAGGTAACGCGCATCGGCTGTGGATTGGCCGGCTTTGCGGATGAGGATATTGCGCCGATGTTCAAACACACGCCGAGTAATTGCCTGTTCGATTCGGCGTGGCAACCATGGCTTTCTAACGCGATATTTTGGGGGACATTCTGATGGGAAAAATCATTAAAGTTTCAACGCGGACTGAATTTGAAGCGGCCTTGAAAGAAGATGGTTGTGAGATTGAACTGCTTGGATCCGGTATTTTTACGGTCACGTCAGGCAGCCCGAGAATCGTGAGTTGGGAGAGCAGCAGCCCGAGAATCGTGAGTAGGGAGAGCAGCAGCCCGACAATCGAGAGTTGGGGGAGCAGCAGCCCGACAATCGTGAGTTGGGAGAGCAGCAGCCCGACAATCGAGAGTTGGGGGAGCAGCAGCCCGAGAATCGTGAGTTGGGAGAGCAGCAGCCCGAGAATCGTGAGTAGGGAGAGCAGCAGCCCGACAATCGAGAGTTGGGGGAGCAGCAGCCCGACAATCGTGAGTTGGGAGAGCAGCAGCCCGACAATCGAGAGTTGGGGGAGCAGCAGCCCGACAATCGTGAGTTGGGAGAGCAGCAGCCCGAGAATCGTGAGTAGGGAGAGCAGCAGCCCGCACGGATCT